GAGGGGCGTCAGTGTCCTTTCAAAATGTCCCCAGGCTGTGGGACCTTTTGCAAGAAACATTATCATATGGTTTAATAAAGACATGTATGTTCAGGCTCTTTTGATCAATGCTCTTATTGTCCTGCTTGTCCCGCGCATATTCACCAAGCCCGTAGGTTTCCAGGCTTTTGATGATTTTGTCACATACCTCAGAGCACAACAGGCGTTCCTCGTGTACTCGTCTCTTTTGCTCGCCCTGGTTCTGTACGCGACAAACTATTGGCTCGAACACAACAACTCGGATGTCACATCCCCAATAAGCTCACGCGTCAAAGAGTGATCCCACGTTTCGATTCGATTCTCAGCACAGTGACGCATGTGACGCATGAGATCGTCAAGTGACGGTGCACCCCATACCATATCCGGTTCGTACAGAAAATCGTGTTGTCCAACACGTGTCAGGCCACACCGAACAACAAACGGTGATCCAGGAACATACTCTTTGAGACCACCATAGTCTGTCAGAATAACAGGACGATCACGTAAGGCTGCTTCGACAGCTCCCATTCCTACACCTTCTGAATGTGAACAGTTGATGTAGCAATGACACGTCCGATGAATATCTTCGAGTTCGTCATCACTCAAAAGTCCGTTGATCACCGTGACGCGCGGAAGTGAACACGTGAATGGTTCGCGACACGTCGCTTTGAGTACCAAACGCGTATCAGGCATATTCAGACGAACAAACGCCTCGAGAAGCATTCGAATATTTTTACGCGGATCAGACATGTTTCCAATCGTATAAAACGTATACTCTTTTGTCACGGGTGGTGGAAGCGGTGAACCGTGAGCCGTATGTCTCAAGACACGCCACGTACCGTGTGGAAATTGTTTCGAAAAAACGTGTTGACAAAATTCGCTAGGAACATAAACTGTTTTGTATCGATCAACCAATAAACCATAAGCGGCATGAACTGGTTCGGTTTCACATACGGTCATGTACATTTTCTTTGTGCACATACGTAAATGACGGTCAACAAGATCCATGTGTTGTGGAATCGGAAGAACGAACGCAAATCCTACGTCGTACACTTGTGAACTTGGTGCATCTGAAAATTCACGGTATTCACCACCGACCAGCTCAGCATACTTTTTTGTGACTTGACCGATTCCAGCCAAAAGACTCGGGCCGACAAAAAGCCATTTCATACGGGTGCATAGTACATAGCTTTTAATAGAAAAAATATCGCACCGAACACATGGGCTCGATTCGTAAGAATACATAAAAAATGGTCGACTATGAACATCACACCCATAACAGCACCTTTCATGTATTCACGGTTTAGAGCATTTTAAATTTTTACATCAGGTGGGGTTCGAACCCACGCGGCAAAATAGCCACCAGATCTCACGTCACTTAAGTCTGGCTCCTTAGACCAACTCGGACACTGATGTACGCATTGGCTCTGGCGGGGGTCGAACCCGCAGTCTCTCGCTTAGAAGGCGAGTGCATTATCCGATTATGCTACAGAGTCAAAAAAAAACAGGTTCTAGCGTGATTCGAACACGCATTGTGAGATCCCACTGGGTCGGAAAACCTCAGAGTCTCACGTCCTAACCATTAGACGATAGAACCAAGGGAGGGGATTCTGACCTACCGGTTTCGATCCGGTGACCTAAGGATGATTGCTCATCGTGATATGTCTACAGTCCTTCGCTCTACCAATTGAGCTAAGGTCAGAAAAATTCATCGGATGGGATTTGAACCCATGCAGCTTGCGCTAGCGGGACTTGAATCCGCCTCCTTAGACCACTCGGACACCGATGAAAAGGTGCTTCTGTCGAGTTTCGATCTCGATACCTCTCGCTTACTAAACGAGTGCTCTACCAAGTGAGCTACAGAAGCGGTCTGCTCTGTGTGAGGCTTGAACTCACGGTCTTCGACTCACCTATGAAACACGTTTCATAAGATCGACGCATTCACCAACTATGCTAACAGAGCTTCAGTGACGTGATACGTAAATGCCATAGTCCATATCGGACTCATACCCTGCGTTGCTGCGAGCGAGCCAGTCAGTATCGTCTGCGGTATATCTATGAGTGGATCAATTTCCTTAGAACACTTTTTGGGAAACGCAACTTTCGAAAAGTAGTACATGAGACCGGCGATGATTGCAGCTGGTTGACCGTACCGAAACACGGAGTACAAAATAAGAGGCGCGACGACAAATGATGTACGACCCCATGTCGTCCCGAACGTCGCACGCGTAATGTCTTTGCGGTACCATATTTGGCGTCGCCCGTGAATAAACGTAAACGCCAAGGCGGCCGCCTTTTCGATCGGTGAACCTGTGATTATGAGATAGACACCCACACACAAGGTTAAAATTTCAATCGGCCAAAAATCAATCGGTGGGGGACACGTCGTCATCTAACTCATGTGAAGAATTTTTCAAGCCATACCGGTCGAACCAAAGCCACCTGCAGCACGCTCAGTTGCATCGAACGACTCGACCGTCTCAAACACATAGGCCGACTCGTACTTCTCCAGAATGAGCTGTGCGATACGGTACCCGGGCTTGATGACGAATGGAACGCGCATGTCGGTATTCACCAGGACCACCTTCACTTCACCGGTATAGTCTGGGTCAATCACACCGGCGAGCGTATCCAGACCGTGCTTCACGGCCAGTCCAGAGCGAGGTGCAATGCGACCATAGGTTCCATCTGGGACTCGGATGGAAATTCCGGTAGATACGACAACACGGTGTCCAGGAAGCACCACGTATCCATCCGTGCTATACAGATCGTAACCGGCCGCACCTGGTGTACCACGAGCCGGTAGGATCGCGTTGGGTGTCAGGCGAGTGACCGTCAGTTGTGCGGCCATTGTACTTGGAAAGTGTCGAAAATCTTTATCTCGTACACAAGTAATATGTCGTCGTGTGAGACGCGCGAAGTGTATACGATTTCGGTTGACAGCATGTACGCCTCGGCCCCAAACGCATCAAACTCGTTCGTGGCTTACCTGAATACGCCTCTGCGTAACGTGGTCCGGGCCGAACTTTTGAGCGCCAGTGTCGACTCGACCGGAAGTGCCGCGACTGCAAATGTGTTTTACATTCACGTCGAGGAACTCATAAACAAGTTTAATGATCATGCTCCGTTGAAATATTCCATCGCTGTTTCTGGAAATACATCCAGTACGGGATCAGTGAGTCAACTTCCGACAAATCTTCGTCAAGTCTCAGAAGCGTTTGCGACGGTACACACGGTACCGAGTTCAAATCGTCTTTTGTATGCCGCGTCCAGTCAGTACCCGGTCGTATCTTCATACATTAACCCGATTCGCAAAATCGATAAACTTACCGTGTCTTTGTACGACCAGACAGGTTCTTCTTTGGCGGTAAACGCACCAACTTTTTTGCTGTTTCGCTTCGAGTGCGCGAAGGACAACAAGTGCCTTTATTAGGCGAAGAATGTTTTGTTGTGTTCAGCCCAGTTCATTTACAAGTTTGTTCATATATGTAAGAAACTTCAAAGCTTCATTTTTTGACGACATATACTATACGACTCATAAAAAAATATTGACATTATACAAATGTTAAACTTAAACGATTTTGAAACTGCAAAATCTATTTTAAAAAATGCACGTATTAAAACAAGTAAAATAAAAGATAGTAAGACAAGAGCCTATATTAAAAAAACTCTTGACAATGCCTTTTTTAAACTTTTATTTCAGAAATATAATTCACGTGGTCGTGTAAAACTATAAAAGTTTCATGAGCGCCATGGCGAGCGCAGTCATGCTCGTCACAGTGACTTCGTCAGTTGCAACCCGAGCCATTTCAAGAGGAGTCACCTGGGCGTGGTGAATGAATGCGTCATTCACCACGGACGGTACAAAACCGACGACAGACGTTTTCACGACGTGTCGCGTGACAAATCGCGTCGTCCGCCGAATGATCGGACGGACGCGAACACACAGTCGTGCAGTTTTCATCTTCTTCTTTTAATAGCCTCGATAATTTGGCGGGCACGTCGACGCGCGCCGTCTACATTTTTGTGCTCGATACGCTTTATAAAATTTTTTACGATACCGTTCCCATAGGCGCGTTTCTTGGCGCGTACGAGCGCTGCGAGTCGAGCCGTGTTTTTTAGGCCCTTTTCTGGGCGGTTTCCGTATAAAGGGTTCCGGTCTCGAATACCGGGGTACACAAACGATCCTGCCAAAACAGTCAGAACATTTTTGTATGTGTACTTGAGTCTTTCCAAAGGAATACCGTAATAGCGCGTGTACACCAAATGGAGGTGACTACGATCGACGCCGGGGACGTACGCCAAGGTTGTGTCTATGAAATCTATTGGTTTTTGGCCTGGGAACTGGAGTTTATATGTGACCACTTGGTACACCTTTTTACCGGTTGCAGGTAAAACCGTGATTGGTGGAACGAAATCCTTGACGACGAGTCGAACACCTTTGAGTCCAAGCCACGAGATGAAACCAGCAATGTGACGCGACATGACTTGACGCATAGCAAATACGCGTGCCGAAAGATCCGCCTTGGATCTTAAGGGTCGGGGAACTGCAAATGTAAAATCAAAATCTTTTGTGTTTCGAACTTTGGCGGGTGCTTTGAGTGCTCGAGCCTCGAGGTACAGTTTCACACCCATACCACCACCGAGATACAAGATGAACCCACCGTACAGACGGGTCAGGCGCCGGTGGGTTTTACAATAGGCAACAAACAGTTCGGGAAGTTTACGTTGGTCGACGAGTGCTCGAGGCGCATGTCCAGGAACGAGACGTTCCAAAGTTCGGGACGCATCACACAACATGATTTCGGCATGGAACCGACCCGAGTGAAACACGCTCGTTGTTCCCGGTGCATAGTAGCCGTCGTAACGTTCAGGTACGAGAAATTCACGCGCGAGCCGTTCGGCCAAGACATGGTCGGTTTCGTACACACTGAGACGTTGACCTGGTCGACGATTCTGTGACGAAACACCGAGACTTCCACCATAAAGAGCGCGGTACGCCTTGACTTGACGCGCCCGAGTCGTTCCAACACCTAGGGCAAACCGTAAGAGCGTACGCGTTTCTCTCGAAATACCCTTGTATTCCGAGATCAAAAGTTGAACATTCTTAGGGGTCATTTGGAACAGACGTAACGGACGTTTGGTCTGGTACGCGGTCGTACGTCCATAGGCGCGTGCGATGCGTGGATTTGTCGTCACAAAGAAATAACGGGTACTACCCAAGAGACCGCGGACTTGCAGACCCTTGAAAACTTTTGTCCCCTTTGTCAGGACCGTCTCCTCGAAAATCATCTCTACTATATGTAAGAAAAAATGTCCACTTCTGGACCGGCCAAGTATGTTGCACTTTTGATGCAGTCTCGTAACAAAGCACACATGTACCATCTGACGACCAAGTCGTTCGCGGAACACAAAGCACTCCAGGCGTACTACGAAGGTATTGTTCCACTCGCCGATTCATATGCCGAGGCGTATATGGGTAAGTATGGTCGCCTGCCGCGTTTTGCGCTTCCGCGGAACACGAGCACGCGTCCCAGTGCTCGTGCGTACTTCAAAACACTGCTGGTTCGTCTTCGGACATGTCGCCTTCCACGCGACACATACCTGAAAAACATTCAGGACGAGATTACGGCCCTGGTTCGGTCGACGTTGTACATGCTTACTCTGAAGTAACGTGACGATCATGACTTCCGTGATAATACGTGTACCCAGGCATGGTTCCATGACCAATACCAAATTTTTTGAGAATTACACCATGAAGAACATGATCACCCCAACGATACTTGATACACCCTCGTGATTGTCGAACATTTTCGATCCAGGATCGAACATCGGGACGATTCCATGGTTCCATTTGCGTTACGAAGACGTTTGTGTACGGCATTGTTTTATCGTACAAATTGGCATCTTCACCAAGCCATATAGGAAGTGTTTCATTTGTGAGATCGTGTGTTTCTACATCAAACATCGGTGTTCGATACGGAACATCGGGTGTTACAGACGTAAATACGTTTTGCCATATATCAGATGATAAAATACAATCCTCGTCTATCCGAAGGACTACGTCATAGTCCTTCAGATAGTCCCACACATGACACGTGTGAAATTCGCACATCACATGATACCCGGGATAACATCTACCGTCATAAAACGTTCTCAACGTTTCTTCAGGCAAAGAAACGTCGCGTGGAAACTGAAAAGGCACGACAATCCATGAAAATGTGAGACCAGGTGTTTTTTGTTCTATATATTTTTGATGTTCTTCTAAAATATTTCCTTCGTGAAAAATCAAAAGATGATTTTTGGTACCTATACACTTTTGAATAGACATATTTCGTGCGATAAGCCGTGAATACATATATATGTCTCTGTACCCACGAGACAAACAAAAAATTGCCGTCTTCATAAAGATTTTAACGACTTATTTTTTAAATGAGTCCATTCATGATGATACCCCAGAAAGGGCACGGGTTTGCAAACATACTCATTCACTTGTGTGATTTTTTTGCGCATCACCCGAATGGTGTTGTTCATGAATCTATCAAGGATTATGAACTTGGGCACTGGCTCACGTTTCATTTTCCATTAACTGATCGAACTGATCTTCCCATCTATGAACCGAAAATTTATATCAACCCGTATACGATCCAGAATATTCACCCGCTCATACGTCAACTTGTGAGTCCATCACCTGAACTCCTAAAAGTACTTGAACACTACGAACATCTGATTAAAGGTGTACACGCGGGTATACACGTTCGTCGCGGATCTGCTTCTCAAGACAGTCGTGTCATTGTTCAAAAAGATACGGATTCGTTTGCAAATGAACAGGCGCTCAAACGGTTTCAAGATGTTGCCCGAACACTCAAACCTGTTTTTTTAGCCAGTGATTCACCGGAAACAAAAAAACTTTTTCCAGATGCGCGAACATTAGACACAACAATTGCGGTCGTACACGACGAGTGTCCGAACGCACCGACGAACGATCGTCGGAATATTTTTGTCGATTTCTTTTTACTTTCAAAGTGTCCAAGACTTTACATTACGGGTGGAAATTTTCCACAACTTCCAGGCCTCTCAACATTTGGGTATATGGCGGCGATATACGGCGGAGTAAAGTTTGAGGTTATTCCAAATACGTAGACCATTTTTTCAAATTTTTACAATGAATGTGAAGATTTACAACGGGTAATCCAAACGCCCATGGACGTCCGTCGCGCCATTCAAATGGTATCTGATCGGCACGAAATATACACGATTCATTTACAAATCCTTCCGTATTCCCCGGCGCATCAATTCCACCAACGTATTGTCCAAGGGCCGCGGCATCAAACACACACTGAAACTCGTCCCAGTGATTTGTATATTCACTCGACACAAACGGTGGACGAGCGATGGGAAGAGCCTTCATACGTTTTGGAAATATATTCATGTACATTCGAAGTAGTGTAAAATCAGCTGTGTTATTTTTTACATGTTCAATCATAAATTTAACAAGATGTTCAATCGCACCGACATTCCTGAAATATAAAATTCCAGGTACAATACGCATTGGACAGTCTGTCACCGCCCCGATATATTCATAATGTTTATGAAAAATTGGTAAAAGCTTCTCAATATCAAGATATACGAGATTATCATATTCAATATGAATAATATCTGTAAACCCAGTGTGTTTCATAAAATCATGAATTACCATAAATCTTTCAGCAGTAACATGCCAAAAACCGTTTCTGAATGTACGATCAAGTTTAGATATTATATTAAACTGGTTATGTTCATTACTTCTCGGAAAACTATTAATGTTTGTACATCCAGGCCAGTCGTGTTCCGTGAGTATATGTATAGGAATTCTCTTATTAAAAAGACGAAACTGACGAACACAATCTGATATAATATCTGGAAATTCTGGACCAATATGAACAATAACTAAATGCATTACTAAAAAAATACAATTTTCTCTATCTGTTTTTTTAATTCATCATCTGTAATCTTAACAACTTTGATATTTTCAGAAATTGTTTCGATTGTTTTTTCGTAAGGTTTATTACCAATCACATGAACATCGTGATAGTTAAAATGATCACAAAATACTTTAAGACATTGACGAAGTGAAATTTCATATACGGTTTCTGGAAGACATGTAATTCCTTTTGAATCAAGATTATTGATTATGTATTGACATACATCGTCAATAAAACTAAAATATCGAACATGATTTAAATTTGTCACGGTAAGTGGTTTTTTACGTAAATACTGTTTATACCATATATCAAACACACTCCCGTCAGACCAAAAAAAATTCACGCCTTGGTAAACTGTATAATTATTCATAAGTACAATACGTTCCATGATATATTTCGTCATACCGTAAACACATGTCGGTTTATTCGCCTTGTCAGTACTGATTGCGATAACATTTTTTAAATTATGTTTATTTGCGATGTGAATAATCTTATCGGTCATCATAATATTTGTTTGAACTGTATTCATTGGATACTGTTCACCGAATTGAATATATTTTACAGCCGCGGTATGAATAATATATTCAATATTATGACGTATAACTATAGCCTCGAGGGTGTCTGTATCATTAAGTTCTGTACAGTATACATTAATATCTGGAAACTGACGCTGAAATTCTGCAATTTTTTGTTGAGAATGACCTATACCGGTAATATTTCCTTTAATTGTGTGAGCAAGTTGTCTTCCCAAGAACCCCGTGATTCCTGTAATGAGTATATTTTTCATTTATAATTTAATTGACATTATCTTTATACCATCGTTTATATACCGAACTGTATTCTGATGGATTATACGACTTTAGAATTTCAGATTCTTCGAACAAAGGTTGGTCAGTATTGGTGCCAACGAGGGTTGGTGGGCCAGTTTTATATGGCCATGGTTTTTCGGGATAATATACATTATAGTGTTTGAAATAATCAGAAAAATCAAACGAAAATTCTCCAAGACGTCTACCAAAAACACCATTTACGGGAAAATAATCAACGTCATGAATTAGTATATATTTAGCAGTTGAGTTTCTAAAATGATCCAACGTCCACTTACGTGCTATCCAGGGATTTTGATCAATGAATACTACATCAAAACGATCCTTTGGAAAAGTCTGTATTGTATCATACCAGTTTGATGTAAAAATATATTCGTGATCAGCATTTTCAGGAAACTCTGATTTCATACGTTCAAGCCATTCACTACTGCTTTCAACCGTGACGAGTTTGCGGCCAGTTCCTTCAAGTAGTTTGCGTATAAGACCGGTACTCCCGTCACCTGCACCAAATTCAATAACGTCACCAGTTGTTTCTCTGATATACTTGTCAAGAAATGGCTGATGTGTATAAGTAGGATAATCCGTCATATAATTTTATACATTGTTAATCTTTAAAGTTGATTCTCTTTTCTGAACAATACCAGGATGACCCATACGCGCATAACACCATCCAGGAATTGAAATATACGGAACACCGTCATATGTTGGTAAAAATTCTTTTGGACAACGAACAATCGGAATGCATCCACACACCTGAGCTTCCCAAAATCTATGTGTGTCAATTCCGTTCCCCATTGGACACATAACATACTTGTATCCAGCCATGGTCCACATATAGTCTTCAAAGTCTTGGCGTCCGGTCACATTGCTCACAAAACAATTGCGTTCGTGCGGATTATTGTCCGACGTAAAGTTTGAATAGACGGCATCCTTTTTAGGAATGGCCCGAAGTTCGTCTCGATACTTTTCACAAAACTCAAGCTTACTCGGTGTATCTTCGAGACCTATTGGAAGATGTTTCAGTTTTGAATGGGTCGTGCACAAATTTTGGGCGCGCCATTCAAGAATTTTTGGTTGTTCGAGTAGTGAAAAGAGTTCATTGTCACTAAAAAACGTACTCGGTGAATAGTCACTCAGACCTGTTACGAGTACGAAAGGTTGTTTACCCTGGAACTCACTAAAAAACTGACGAATATAATCAGTTTTGACGAAAATTTTTTGTCCTTCTGTGTACATTACAGATTGTCCGGGAACATATATAACATCTGAATTGTTTTCATGACTTTTCTGGGTCACGAACATTTAAAAACTTTGAGTATATATACTTTATGAAAGTTTTGGTCACAGGTGCATCCGGACTGATCGGACGGGCACTTGTAGCCCTCGATGGACCCGAATGGGTCGCCACGAGCTCAAAAGATGCAGACCTGCGTGACTACACACAAACACACGAGCTGTTTCGACGTCACATGCCTCTCGATGGCGTGATTCACTTGGCGGCAAATGTCGGAGGCGTATTTAAAAACATGGCTCACCCCGTTGAAATGTACGAAGACAATATGCTCATGAACACAAACGTCTTACGGGCCGCGCATGCACTGGGTATTCAACGCGTCATGTGTTACCTGTCGACATGTATTTTTCCGGATCCAGCACCCGGATACCCCATGACAATGGACATGCTTCACACTGGCCCGCCTCATCCAAGCAATCAGGCGTATGCATACGCAAAACGTATGGTTGATATTCACTGTAAAGCGTACCAGAAACAGTATGGTCGTGAGTATTTTTGTGTCGTACCGACCAACGTGTATGGTCCGCACGATAATTTCCATCTCGAAGATGCACATGTGATTCCTGCACTCATTCATAAGTGTTGGTTGGCACAACGAGACGGTACACCTTTTGTGGTTGCCGGTGACGGAACGCCGCTTCGACAGTTCATCTACAGTGATGATATTGCACGCCTTACACTTTGGGCATTCAAAGAGTGTCGTCCCGAAATCTTGTGTCCACCGGACGCCGAAGTTTCTTTGAGTCGTGTCGTCCAGTGTATCGTCGACGCATTTGGATTCACGGGTCCGGTCGTATATGACACGTCACGCCCAAACGGTCAACTCAAAAAAACAGCCGCATCAATCATTCCACCTTCCGATTTCAAGTTTACGCCACTCGAAGAAGGTATTCGACGTACAGTCGAATGGTTTAAAATAACCGAACATAAAAGAATGTAATGCTTGTTGATAGTTGTTCACGGAAATTGTCCGGACGCACCGACAAAAGATCGTCGGAACGTTTTCTTGTTGAGCATGTGTCCCCGTGTGTTTGTAACGGGTGGAAATTTACCAAATCATCCAGGTCTTTCAACCTTTGGTCTTATGGATGCGATTTACGGCGACAAGCCATTTAAAATTATTTCAAATACAAATTGAGAATTTTTTTCAATCTGTTCACCCCGTGGACGTAACGTCTGAGTTATGTTCGTGACTTTTTTGAGTCACGAACATAATTAAACATAGTGATTATTTTTTATAATATGGTGTTTACCGTCGATTGGTTTACAGGGTATATACCGGCTTGGCAGAATATATTCTCTAGTACAAAAGTCCCTGAGCGTGTACTTGAAATAGGATCGTTCGAAGGTCGTTCTACGTGTTGGCTCGCAGAAAATACGAATGCAACGATAACGTGTGTGGATACATGGGAAGGAAGTGATGAACATACATCCGAACACAAAAATGGTTTATATGAAAGATTTTGTGAAAATATCGAGCCTCACAAGGACCGTATAACGATACTTCGTGGATTATCAGGTGAAGTTTTACGTACGATTCCGTGTAAACCGACGTTTGATTTCATTTACATAGATGGATCACATTGGTCACGTGATGTACTTGAAGATGCTATTCTTGCATGGAGACTTCTTGAACCCGGTGGTGTAATTATTTTTGACGATTTCAATTGGACAGTCGAAGGTACAAACCTAAAAGATCTAAGAAATCCTCGAGCAGGTATTGAGGCGTTTTGTCATTTTTTTCAGCCAGGTATTTTATATATATATAACCAACTTGTTATTAAAAAGTAAGATGCATAACGTATAAATGCTCATCGACACATTCATGTTTTCGAACGAACTCGATGTACTTGAGTGGCGTCTTCGAACACTCGACCCATACGTCGATCGGTTTGTCCTCGTTGAATCGGACGTGACACACGTCGGAACACCCAAAGAACTCGTGTTTCAAAAACACAAAGAACGGTACACTCAATGGCTTTCCAAGTTGACGTATGTCTTGGCGCATGACATGCCGATCGACGACCCGAACCCGTGGTCGCGCGAAAAACACCAACGTCATTGTATTCTCGATGGTCTCACGGGTGTTCCGGATGACGCTCATATCATGGTTTCGGATGTAGACGAAATTCCAGACATGTCTAGACTTCAGCCTCTGCCTGAAAAGACAACGACGTGTCACATGTACATGTACGAATACTCGTTCAAGTATACATTTACAGGTGAACCGTGGTTTGGAACTGTTGTGACTGACGCTAAATCGTTCAAAAAACTCGGACCAAACTTTTTCCGGGATAATCGATGGCGATTTCCGTATGTGCCGTATGCAGGGTGGCACTTGAGTAGTTTCGGAGATGCTCAACACGTCTACAAAAAACTTCAGACGTATGCACACGCCAAGGACCCAGGTCGACACGAACACCAGACGCTCGAAGATATTGAAAAGTGTCTTGCAGATGGACTCCATCACTCAGGTGGTGGACGACTCGTCCTTACAACACCCGGTGCGTCTCGTCCACCAGGTGTTATTGTCTGAGTCATGTAGTAGTAAAATGAAGTGTTTTGGAAAGTCACAACCACCTTTGTATGTAATTCTTCCATATTTTAACTTTTGTGGTGTCGCGAGTCGACACCGTCTGTTTGTCGAGTGTGTCCAGCGTCTCAAAGGTGTTCACGTCGTTATCGTCGAAGCTTTGTCGTCAAGACCGCTTCCATGTTTCAAGAGTGTCTTTAAGCATATAAAAGTTCGATCACCGGGCGCGTTATGGATCAAAGAGAGTCTTGTAAACATAGGAATTCGAAGTTTACCAAACACTTGGTCGTGTGTCGCATGGATCGATGCGGACATTACATTTACAAACCCACACTGGGTCAAGGATACGATCCATGAACTCGAGACACACGACGTTGTTCAACTGTTTGAACGCGCAACGTACCTCGGACCGGCCGGTGAATCGACTAAAACGGATCGAGGGTTTGGGTACATGTACCGGACAAGTGAACACCCGTACCATAAAACAGACCGGTACGGGTTTTGGCACCCAGGATTTGCATGGGCATGTACGCGCTCAGCGTGGACACGTATGGGTGGTCTACTTGATTGGGCACCGCTCGGGTCGGCTGATCGACACATGGCGCTTGCACTGATTCAAAAAGTTGATTGGAGTGCGCCCGGAAACATACACCCAAACTACAAGATGCTTCTTCAGTTTTTCCAGAAAAAGTGTACTGGACTTTCGCTTGGGTACGTACGCGGGGACATTCTACATCATTGGCACGGAAGTCTCGAGAATCGCAAGTATCGTGAACGATGGGACATTTTAACCCGACACACATTTGATCCTTTGAATGATGTTGAGTACCGGGATGACGTACTATGTTTAACATCTCAGGGTGCACGACTTCAAACAGATATCGAAACATATTTTATTGATCGTCGGGAAGACGAAGACGCTTAAAACTATAAGTCTTCGGTCTTTATATGTCACAAGTTGCACTCATTACAGGTGTTGCTGGTCAAGACGGATCATATCTCGCTGAACTACTTCTCGAAAAGGGATATGTTGTATATGGACTGATGCGTTTTTCGAGTCAACCACGTACACTTCCAGATCATCCAAATTTTCGACTTGTACGTGGTGACTTGACGGATCCACCGTGTATTTCTTCCTTGATTAAACTCATTACGGACGATCCTTCATGGTCACGTATCGAAGTGTACAATCTGGCGGCCCAATCACAAGTTCACGTATCGTTTGAACAACCTGAATGGACTGCACGCGTCGATGCACTCGGCCCTCTGAACATCCTTGAGGCGATTCGTCAGTCTGGCGATTCTCGTATTCGGTTTTATCAGGCGGGAACTTCAGAAATGTTTGGAAAAGTCCAGGAAACGCCTCAGACTGAAACAACTCCATTTTATCCTCGAAGTCCGTATGGGTGCGCAAAGGTTTACGCATATTGGATCACAAAGAACTACCGCGAGGCCCATGGTATTTTTGCGTGTACCGGTATCTTGTTTAATCACGAATCTGAACGACGCGGCGAAGAGTTTGTGACTCGTAAAATCACAAAAGCGATCGGGGCTCGTAAGTTTCCAATTCGGCTCGGAAATCTCGACGCCTGTCGGGATTGGGGGTACGCACCTGACTATGTCGAATCGATATGGCACATGCTTCAGATGGAAACACCAGATGATTACGTTGTATCAACTGGTGAAACACATACGATTCGAGAGTTTGCCGAAAAAGCGTTTGCGTGTATCGGGCGTCGTATTACATGGGACGAAACAGACGGAAGTGGTCGGGACACCGAGACGGGTGAACTTTTGATCGTTCGTGATCCGGCATTTTATCGTCCGGCCGAAGTTGATGCACTCATAGGAAATTCAACAAAGTTTCGTAAGGCGTCTGGATGGTCACCAAAGGTTCAGTTTGATGAGCTCGTGCGACGCATGGTCGCATGGGACTCAACCATACGAATCTCTTCTTCGAGTGACGTATCATCTATACGTGCATAGGCCGCTTTCAGACCAAGCAGACGTCGAATTTCGTCTCGGTCGAGACCCCAAAAGAATCGACGTTTTTCGCGTATATTGCGGAACGGCATGTTACGATCTTTGAGTGCTTGACACACGGGCCAGGTTGCACCACGAAGTTCAAAGAGTTCGGCTTCGTGTGCATCCAGACGCGGAAGGATGTTTTCGCGAATCAGACGGTGTATGTCTTCCATTTAAACTTTTATTGTTAGTATTGTTTATGAACTTGCGACAAAAGTACATTTTAGTTCGGTACATCATACCACAGATGTTTCAGATACTCGAGTTACTTTGTTATACCGCCTTGGCGCAACAGATAAAGACCAGCCGTGATCGCACCGAGTCCTACGTATTGTTTCCAGTTATTGAAACGTTCACCGAGAATGAAGAATGCGGCCAAAGACTCTATGATACCGGAAATACCGTCCCATGTACCGTTGACCCACAAGATGTTGCCTTGTTTGAGAGCAGCGATGAGGAAGTATATGACACCGGAATATCCGAGGAGACCACCGCCAAAATTCACGAGCTTACCCTCGCGTGCAAAGAATTTAAAGAAAAAGTCTCCGAAAATTTCACACAACGTCGCCAAGGTTATGTTTGCGACACTCATATCGTCTCCTGAGAATTTTTTTGTGTGTACATTCGGGTCGTATATGAAACCGCTACGAGATTGCCTATGAGTTCGACGATCATCATATCGATCTGGGCTAATAAAATGTGCATGTACATGAACCAGTCAAACCACCTGTAAAAACATTCACCGAGTGCAATTTCTTGGGCGTGTTGAAGTGCGTACTCATCTTTGGGTTTATCATTTTGGATTGTTTGGATAAGCCACGGTGATACAATCTCTTGAAGAACGGTTCGAGCAAGGGTACTCACTATGGTATACAAAAGCACGACCGAGTACCTGAATGCCGTATTGATTTTAATGTCCAGAATGACGAGCTTGTCACTCGGACCAAACGAAAAAAAATCGCCACCACTCGTGTTTCCGAGTGCAAGGCTGAGACATGCGAGACAAAACCCTGACCACGCTAAGAGTATTTTGTTCACCTTGTCAACTGCTATCATCTTCTTATCATTCACGATGTCGAATTCTTTTATAAAGAAAATATGTGTTGGACTATATAAATGGGTGATACTGTAACATCTCGTTTTCTCAAAAAGTTTGACGCCTCAAACGAGGCGCACGTCAAATGGCTTCAGAAGATGACCGTACTTGCACCGTCTCTCGGAAATCCACACGCTCAAAACACGGTCGTCAAGGATATCAATAATAACCCTATGAATATTCAGGTGTCGAGCGTCGAGGCGCTCGATTGGCCACACATACACTTTGTGCTTGCGACTGCATATGCGACAGCTGTTCTCACAAGCAAAGCGTTTATACCTCCCAGAGTTGAGTGAGACGTTCGGCGTATACTTCGGCTGGAACATCGAGCGAAATCATTTCGCCCGTGATTCGAAACCCATCATCTGATGGTGTGAGTTTCGTGAGTGTGACCATATCGAGATATGCCTGGACGCAAAAAACTTTGAGAAGTTCAAAGTCCCATGAGCGTACAGTTATAATCTGAAGATCTTCTGAACTTTTCAGAGGACCTGTATCGAGTTTAAAATCCTTCATATCGTTCGAAGGCCATTCCTGTCTCTGGCGCACATGACTCTCGATCATGTGCGCCATAAGCAGAGCATCGTATTCACGCCTGAATACGACCGTCGCCGTTTTCATATTTTTACTCGGCGCGGTCCACGCAAACACATTGTTCGGACTCGCGTGTAAAGTAAAAACGCGCTGAGGTTTTTGTTTTGTTTGGAGACTTAGTGATGGCGGAGGTCGCGTAATGACTACAGACATACCTGTCCAGTGTTCCTAAACTTTATACGCGAGCACTTACGCGACCGGAGTTCTGGAGACGATCTGCGACGCTATCCGTCTCCTGACCCTTGTAGCCTGCGTACGACCATGTCAAGGCAATCCAAAGACCAACGAGACCGGTTGCGACCCATACGGGTGTTGCATCACCTTTCATTTTTATTTGATGGAAACATTTTATTCGGACGAAACGCGTGACCAAAAATCCATGAGTGGCTGAACAAACTTGGGAGGTTCCTCGACCGGAGGTATCTCAGGTTCCGCCGTGGCGGCGGCAGCGGCAGCCTCCTCTTCCTCCTTTTCCAGTTTTTTGAGTTCGTACATGATATCTGCGAGCGTCAAGGTGTCGCAAATTTCATCCACGTCGACGTGTTCATCCTTTTTCGCCTTGGCGAGCATTTCGGCAAACACGCGTTTTGGGCGTGTCATTATATTTAGGATCGAAGATAAAAGCTCGTTTTCTGAGACGCACTGAGTGCTTTTTTGAAATCCGGATTATTGAGTACACACTCACGTATGAGTACCCAAACATCCTTACGCTTCATAATTCCTTCGAGTGTGTCCCATGTCATTTCGGTATTTTCGTCGTGATTCTTTTTGAACGGAACTTGGTTTGTTTCCATTTTTGTTTTTTGGTCATTGAACTGAGTGATAACATGTTCCTGTTCACCATCAGCCATCGGAAGATCGATGACATACACGTGGTAGACGCTTATCGTGTCTGCATCAGCCTCCGTGTCCCCTGGTCCTTTATAGTCGGTCGAAAACCGAAAATATGTATAGGCACCACGTTTGAGATCAATGGTCCCGCGAGTCTCTTCGTGAAGTTCTCGGATAGCACACCGTAAAGGGTTATACACCTCGCGGCGGCGACACCCTCCTGTGACAAATGTCCATTCTTTGTATCGACGATCATGAACGATAAGCATGTGTGGTCGATTTTCAATCATCGTCACTGGCACCGCTATCGCTTTGTGTCTCTCTCGAATCGTATGTGGATCGGCCATGGCGGTCGCCCTCTACTACCATAGGTCTTTCAAAAAAATCAGCCAAAGTACGCGTGGATGGATTATATGTAATCAAAAAAAGGAGACCGAGAATCAAAAGCCATTTCCAAATCTGCATCCTATATTATAGATGTGGTATATTTCAAAGTCACACATTGACGGCGTGGGGCTTTTTGCGGCCGTCAATGTGTTCCCAGGAGATACGCTCGGTGTTGCGATTGACGGACGTACAATCACACCGATGGGTTCAAAAATTAACCATTCATGGAGTCCAAATTGTCGGATCCGTGCCGTAGGTCACCAATGGATTCTTTACGTTGTTCGTCCAGTTCCTCAGGGAACTGAGTTTACGGTGGATTACAGAGACACACCAGATTTTATCAAAAAACCTATGGTACATTGGACTTAAGAGCTGTACAACAAAGCACCCATACCACCCTGGATACGAAGGACGTTATAGTTGACGGCATATACGTATGCCGAAGCAGTGTTCTGAGAATTCAAGGTGAGCGTGCGTACATTGATCGTAGACGGTGTGACGAGGCGGTACGTATCGATACGCGAAAAGTTGAGTGTACCGGTTGGCTGTAACTTGGACGTGTCCAGACAGAATGGTACGATCGCAACGTTCGACACATTACCGTACGGGGCATAGCCATACGGCGTATGGTAATACTGAGCGGCATCGACCCAGTGAGGCAGTGCGCGAGACTCACCAATGTCCACGCCATTCACCTGGGTCTTGAACTGAAGCTGGGACGCGGCACTGGCACTGGACACGTAGGTGGTTGCATAGCTGTTTGCCGAGAACGCCAAAAACTTGACGGGGTGGGCGAATGCCAACTCCATGACTGGAGCGGCCGGTACGAACTGACGCTGAACCTGGGTGATGAGCATGTCGTGCGAATTCTTTGCAAAGTAATCACGCTCAGCCTGGTCCAGATAGATAAAGTTGGACCACAGAATGTACTGGAGACCAGCGTATGTTGTGGACGGCGAAATGAGCGCCGCGCCGCTGGTCGCCGCAGAGCCCAACTGAGAAGACCAGGTAATACGAAGCTCCACATCGTGGTACTGGAGGGCAACCAGTGGTAGGGCTGACTGCCAATCCTTACAGAAGAAAAACTTGAGTGCCTGGAATGAGTTGACGTTCGAGCCCGGGCTAATACCACCACCGTATGGACCAAGCATACGCTGATTGGCATTGATTGCACCAGTCACGGGCTCGATGTTATTCGTGTACTCCATGTCCTGTGTATCAATCACCTGACCACCAATGAGGAGTTCAACCTTGTCGATAATGTTCGACGTCCAGTTCAGGTTAGGTACCAAAGCACCACTTGAATCACGAGCCGACAAGTATACATAGCTCAGGAGATCACCCTTCTTCTCGAACCGAACAGTCGAGATACCACCCGGGGTGGGCTGACCACTAATCAACTGACGCTCGACCGAGTTTGCAAAGTGTGTGTAACGCTTGTACGACGAACGGTAGAATGACACTTCAGGTTTTCCCGTGAGGTACACGTCCTGGGCGCCGATAGCAACAAGCTGTACGATACCACCGCTCATTTATCTCAAGACAACCTTTTTTTCTGAGCTCACTTTGCATAGTCTACGAACGCCGGCTGAGCTAACGGATTATTCGACCGAACATCCTTGGCCAAATTGAAATCAGTCTTGATTGCATTCCCCTTGAATATGTTGAGTTTGTCGTACTGTGGTGGAATGTATCTATAGTTCTTCGAGCCGTCACCTGGACGAAGAGGTAAAGGACCAGCTTCAAGACGGGTTGTTGTCGCAGCACCACCTTGGCCGATGGGATCACCGCGAACATTCATACGACCTGGATTTCCAGCCCGATCGGGGTTTACACGATTTCCAGTCAGACGCGTCTGAGCGTTATTCAACAGAGTACTGTCATAGGCCTGACCAATGTAGTACGCCGGTGCACCATCACCGAGCGTATCGTCGCGGTAGCCAGTCTCCTGACGATTTGTGGTTCGACGAGTCTTTTGGAAATCTGGCCGACCTTCGAGGCCTGTGATTGCACCACCCTGACCCTGGGCGCGACTCTGGACTGGGGCGTGGTACCACGCCTTGCTCGGTTTGGCGTGTTTCGTAATTTCGCCCATGGTGGTTCCACCGTTCTTGACGACGGCATTTGCAGGTCCACCCCAGTTTCCTGGGAGATTGTGTAGACGCTCCTCGTTGATGTTGTTTGGTAAAACGCGGAAAAACTGTTGGAATCCGCCGGCGGCTGGAACGTTCGGATCGAGACCGAGACCGCGACCGACGTTTAGTTTCTCACCCGGATTCAAGTTGTTCATTTTGTTCGAAACGTTTTCGCGATTCGACGTATCGTATACGGGTTGACCGAACGGAAACCGAGAACCGTCTTTTGTCCAGGCATCACCGAGATTCGGTGCAATTTCTTTTGGTTTCAGATTCCAATTTCCGTAAAATGTACGACCAACATCGGGTGTAATGATTTTTTCATCCGTCACGGGGTCCTGAGACCGGCGAAACTCCGCCTGTTGTAAATCTTTACGCGTAATAACAGGTGGTTGAGTTGCCTGTTCCATATCAGCAGGTACCTCCTTGGCGTCACTGATTCGTTTTCCTGCAAAAACGAGACCTACGACGGCAGCGAGGGACAAAGGGTCCATATATTATTACTTTATAATAAAAACTTACTTCTTACCACCATAACGCTGAGCAAAAGCATCCGTCTGGTACATGGCGTATGTGCTGACTGGATCATTCAACTGAACGCGAATCTCAGGCTCAACTTCATAGAGAGTCGGGAAATCAAACGGTTTTCCGTTCCAGTACTTGTTGTTCCGTGAGGTTGTTTGCGGGCGAAGCGCATCGTCAGTCATGACGATATCCGTATAGTTGGTATTCTTCGGGCCGAACCATACGTTCTCTTCGAGAACGAGTTCGCTCGTCTGAAGCTGAGGCATTTTCTTTTATTGTATACAGACTTTTTTTTAGTGAGCGTTACCGGCACGAAGCTGTGGACGTTCGGGGAATCTGGCGTTCGGGTTCCCCTCTGGATCACACGCCCATGGCGTGTCGCGACACTGAGGCTCGAACGGACGACCGTATGCGCCCTGAGCAAACGCAGATTGGTCGTTTGGAATGGTCGAACTGGCGGTTGTATAAAAATTACGTTCCGCGTCCCGAACACGCTCGAACGGGTGAATACGTGACCATTCATTCTCAACTTCAGTCTTTACTGAAGGGTACCATGCGGCTGATGGGCGCGTCGGATCATCACCTATGAGTGGATTTGCCATGGGGTTATTCAGGGTTGGCATGGTCACGCCCTCGACTGCTGATGTATATACGGCGCGTGGGCCGTCTGGAATCATGCCGTTAGAGTAGAGTATATAAAGGATCGCAAGGACGAGACCGCCGAGTGCAAGCACACGACCGTCACGACGAATCAACAGGAGTAAGAGTGTAGCATATACGATGAATCGGGTCGTCGCCTCGACCCGTTCCTTTGCCGTCTGACGCGCACTGGGCCAAAAATCCAAAAGGGCATCACGACGAAAGATGTCTTCCATATTACTCTTTGAGTGAGAACTTTTTCATGGCATCTGGGCTCATGAGTGATGACATGAGGCCTGACATGTTCTCGAGAAGAACCTTTTCGTCAAGCCCAGACGCATTCTCGGTCATCTGGGATGCACACTTCTGAGCAACCGACTCAATCATATTCAGAGTCTCGGCTGGAAGTGTCGAGATGGTCGTTCCCAGAATGTAGAGCGTCTGGAGGTATTGCCAAATAGCACTTTTCGTGGAATCGGATAGATCATCAGTCCAAATCGAGTTGATATCAAGACTCTTCAGAAACGGAATCGTGTCTGCATGCTCCTTGAAAAACTTTTCGTCGCGTTGCATGACACTGTTTGCGTACGGCGTGATCGACTCCATGAAATTATTCATGGGCGTCCGCGGGCTGGTCTTACGGAGTAGCTTAAACTGGGACTGAAACTTTGAAAACGATTTCGTTTCCGGAAACGTCAGTACCAGTTCATCGAGGAACTGTTGCATCATGTCATTGAATGCTGAGATGGTGGTCGCCATTACTCTTGATACATGTTTTTACTTTAATACGGTTCGGTCGAGATGGTTTCACGCGACGAACCACCGCGTGCGACGATGATGTACACGAGAAGACCTACGAGAAAAGCGGGTTTAAAGTATGCTGAATTTGGTAACTTTTCTTTATTCATGTTCGCTTTGATATAGACGTACGCCATTGTTGCTGCGGCTGCAATGGCCGCAGCGCTCATGGGTTCACGTAAGTACTGGTCCATTATTTATGTGTGTTTATTTTTTACTCGGCGTTTCCGGTGCATCGTCAAACAGAGTCTCTTGGTGGACTGGCGGCGCTGGCGGCACCGGAGCCGGCGAGGCCGGCGATGCCTCTGTGACAGGAACTTCTTTGATTTCTTCTTCTGCGGGTTCCTCCTCTGATGGTGGTGGTGGTTGTTCCGTCTGTGGAACTTCCGGCAAAGCTTCTTCTTCTTGTTCGACCGGTGGTGGCAGTACTTCTTCACCACCACCACCCATATCCAATTCAGACCCACCCGTGAATGATGGAATATACGTATCCAAAATCTGTTGAATTGGAACGAAATCTTCGACGACTTCACGAACCGCCTTTGTGATCCGTCCGGTTATATTTGTGCGTCGTTCAGACTCGGACACGTCATCAATCATGATGTATGGATCTTCATATAGACTCGCGGCGACAGCCATGTAGCACGAGTGAACAAATACGTCATTTGTAGGTAACTTGATATTGAGTTTTTTGGATTCACTGGACACTTTAATGGCGGACATGATTTTGACCAGAATGACAAACACGGCCGCCAAGAGGTTTGGAAACATAGCACACGATTTGATGATTGATTCCGTATGTTGTTTTACGATCGTATTGTTCCAGTTTTTCACTTCTTTCAAGAGAGCTTGGTACTGAATCAGAACTTTACGACCTTGGGACTGTTTTTTAGCCTCCTGGAACAACTCGTAAAAAGCATCGATCATCACGGGCGCCATTGCATTTGTCAATTTGGCCATGTATTTGCGTTCAGCCTCGACCAAAAAATCCATTACTCTAAGCACAGAGGTTATTTCTTTGTAGACCGACGCGAACGAATCGTCTGAGCGGTTTTTGCCAAGTTTGTCAAGGACGGAAGATCATCTTCGGCTGAATGATCAATGACGATCGGACGATTTGACGGTGTTGGTTTTTTCCACGTGACATGCACAACCTGTGGAAGTGCGCGCCGAGTCGTGTACCCGAGTCGGTCGAGTTGTCTTTGTATATAGTCTGTGGCGCGAACAACATCATAAACTGGGTATCCAATTACGAATTGAGGTGTTGTGAGTGTGAGTTCGTGTTTCCCAAGTGTCGCGGCATTCGATATTTTTCTCGAAAATTGTTCGAGAATGGCGCGATACGTGGCTTTTTTTACATCAAGTCTTTTTTGTTCCCGTTCAGCGAGTTCACGTGCCGATATCATACTGTGTACACATTTATTGGCCCGCATAGGATAACGCGGCTGGTCCCAGGAATCCTAGCGTGTTTGTAGCTTCGTATGGTGACCGAACAGCTTCGGATGCAGCTGCACGCTGGTACAAACGCTGAGTCTCCAGGAAGGTATCAAGACCGCTCGTCAAGTCCTGGGTTTTCAGTTCGGCAAACTGTTTATCCAGGGCTGTCTGGATATCCTCAAACTTTTCGTATTCATCACCCGTGTATGCCAAGAACGGACCAGTCATTGCTGGGCTCGGCTGTTCAGTCATGCTGATGATACGACCCTGACTGTCCGCCTGTACATCGTACTGTACACCAAAGTAGCCACGGGTATTCAGGAACAGGATACGTGCATTGTACACCTTGGACCCCTGATCACCCTGGAACGGGTTTACGTAGACTGTCTGAATGGGATACACATCAGGGACTTTGGCCTGAATGGCGTTTACGATGGTCTGAATCGTCGCGGGCTCGACTGGCTGATCAGCCGAAACATCCGTGAACGTTTCGTTGGATATACGATTCCACAGAAGGAACCCGAGAATCGCCACGAGTAAAAATACCAAGAGGTCTTGGTTCTTCATATTACTGTAGTGCGTCAAAAAAAATCACCGGTTTTGTACCAAGATATTAGTATGGCGACGCTGGTGTACAGTGACAAGTGTCAGTACTCAGCCCAGGTCATCAAGGAGATTCAGGAGAACCCTGCTTTGTTACACATCATGAAGTTTCATAACGTGACGACCCATGGCGTTCCATCACGCCAAATTACGCGCGTTCCGACCCTCGTAACCAACGACGGTAAAATACTCGTCGGTCAAGAGGTTCGTGCGTGGATGCAATCCATGATTCCCGTCCAGGATGTCGAGTCGGTCGGAGGGAGTGGACCTGCGACATCAACACTCGACGGAACGGAAGAACCTGATAACATGTTTTCGCTCGATAACTACGGTGCTTCGCTCGCACCACCCATGACACCCGAACTTCAGGCGCGCATTTCACGCAAGACTGAGGATGCAATGGCCGAAATGCAAAAGCGTTAAGTATATATTTTTTTCTTCCTTAATAATAAAAACGAAGAAACTTTCCAATCACATAAAGGCTATGAAAATGCGTGCCCGTGGTTATAAAAATTCAGGCAGAAAAACACCCAGCGGTCTTACAATCTGGACCAAGACTGTGAACGGTGTGCGTAAAAACAGAACGGCGAATGGTACTCCAGTAAACAACGGAAGCACATCGTCACCACCAGAGGAAAATTTGTATGTAAATACATCATCTTATAGAGGTCCTCCTGCTCCAGTGAATTACGGAAGATACTATGTTGGTGGTTAACGTAATGATTTTACTGTGGCTATCGACATTGCCAAGAAAGAGAATATGACACTCAGTAAGACCCACCAAAATATGAAATTATCACGCCAATCATCCTCGATCGCACACACACACGCTTTTCTACGCAGAGCGGGTATGTATGTCAGGATTGCGACAATATTCACGAGTGATACGAGAAACAGGACCGGACCAAGACTGTGTATAAAAGGTTTTCCGGTTGCAAGTATCACGACATTCATGATCACACCGAGAATTGCAATGAGTTTCATAAAGTCCCGGCGCCAATCTTTCGAGCAATTACACGTCTTTTCAAGTTTTCTAATCCACGACAAAACAATCCCTTGGAACGCAAGACCAACCACGGGTACAAGTGTGTTCATTTTTTACTTTGTGCCCAGAAAAAAAGAAGACCAATCGCCTGTACATTCGAAACCAAGAATATGATATTTCGTTGGCGCGCCTCAGAACACTCACAGTCCCGAAGTGTCTGTATATACGAAATCGAAATTGGTATGAACGTTGCTGTGAGTACAATCCAGACTGGTCGCGGAACTCGGGTCCCGACGAGTTCAAATGCTAAAAGACTCATCAGTAAAGTATAGTACCCAATCATGTACGTCCGACGCCAATCACCCAGGGCACACTCACAACTCTTCAGGTCCAAGAGCCATTTCAGGGCGTAGGATAACCAGGTGATCAGAATCAGCTGCCACCACATATTATTTTATTGGCGTATAATAAAATGTCCACCGCTCACATGCTCGTAAAAGCTCTCGCGTTCATTGCCGTGTCCCACCCAGCCACCTACCAGCTAACCCGTAGCGTGCTTGGCCCATGGGTCGCCAACCCGTACGGTCTGCCTAAGACTGGTGGTCTGATTCTGCACGCGCTCGTGTTTCTGTTGGTGCTGCGTCTGGTGTGGATGTTGATGGCGCGCACTAGCCGCTACGGGTGCGACGGTCAGATGATGTGAAGAAACTCACGACCAATTTTCGAGCCGACAAACATGAATGCCAAACCAGTCAGGGCGATGATCGCGTGTTGACGCGTCGCCGTCTGAAGGTGTTGACGTAAAAGCTGTATGTGAGCCACGAGTAAAATGAAAAATCCGAGCCAAAACAAAATGGTCCACGTGTCCATTTGAAAATAGACGAATAAAAAAAAGTCTGTTTCATCGGTATAACATTATACGCCCTTCATAAAATGAACACTGTGAAAACTTATCAATTTCAATCTTTTCTGCGAGGTTCGGATCGACACGCATGATACAGTCTCGTATATCTAAAAGTTCTGTTTTTCTTGAAGATTTCATAGCATACAACTCGATGAGTTTTGCACATGTATTTGCAATTTTTTCGTAATGTTCTTCATTGTCTAGGTTTTCATGGACAATAGATAAAGCCTTTTCAGGAACTTCAAATTCTCTCCAATCAACATTTATATAATTTTCATCTGATGAGACCCGCATACGCGTTGCAGGTCCCATATGTTTGAACGACGGTTCCTGTTCCGGTTCCGGTTTTTTTGAACAGTTGTTTTCGTGGAGACAATCTGCTATGACAAGTGGTAGGACTGGTTTGACGATTTCAGCAAGTGCTTTTGGGAAAGAAACCACGATTCCACTCACGAGAGCGGCTGCTATACCACCTGCTGCTACAACGACCATTACACGAGACAAATTTTTTAAATGCGTGCGTAACACTGGTTTGCCCAGTGTCCTGACCGCCCGCAACGGTAACAACAGTTGTTGCGTGACCCACACGAACGTTCATGACGTTCAGCTTGTTGTTGTGTATCAAACTCTGAATCACAATAATCGCAACACCACACTTCTACAGTGTGTGCATAACACTGACTGGCCCAATGTCCGCGGCGATTACATTTGAAACATACATCAGTCGTACCTCGAATTTCACGCTGAAGTGATTGTCTGGACTCTTCAGGAAGATCAACCTGTGTGTAAACACCTCCGCGAACGTTATCAATTCCGTATTTTTCCATATATTCTTTTGTCATTTTGTCTTCTTCGAACCGTGAAACATTTTCACGAATTTCTACTACTTTTATTGGAGTATACGTTCGTGTCCATGCAGCTCCAGAACCAGAAAAATGGCTCTGGAGACGCTGTTCTAAATTATCAGATTTACCGATATAGTATTTTCCGTCAGTCAATTTTAGAGCGTATACATTAGTTGTCATTTATCGTAAACCACGAGACAAATTTTTAAGTCACGGAACCTGGTGACTTAAAAATTCGCTCACAATAGGGTTCGAACCTATGACTTACGGGTTAACAGCCCGTTACTCTTCCAACTGAGTTATGTGAGCCTTGTTTTTTTTGTTTTATGCTGTGATGTTTTTTTTTCGAAATTTAACGCGGGCTCACGACGAGTACAGGTGTGCGTCTGGTGTTGTTCGGTCGTCCAAAATGGATAACCCCGATATTGTTGTTTCGTACGATGGCGTGGTAATTTTTTGGTCCCAGATTCTCGAGCGCAATTATTAATTTTCGAATCATTGTTGATGGGACTATCGGGAGTGCGCTCAGTGCACCGGCTGTTCGAAATGCTCTGTACGCGTGTTTCATAATACTCACCTGAAGTTCTACTTTTCTACGGTTTGATGTGTAACTAGGTGCATTTCGATATCTTTCGACTGCACGTCGTAAAGGTTCGTCAATTTTGAGTATAATAACACGCACAGCGTGATGTGACATGCGATACTATATACACTTATAAAAGTTCGTTCCAACTCAAAAGTGCCTGGAACGTGACACCGCCACCACCTATACCTGCGACGGAAAACACGGCGAGGGTCACGATTTCACTCGTCTGACTAAACGAGTCTCGTCCGATTTGTGAATAGTACCGAGACAATTCGAGCGTGATCGGTACGGCCGCCTGATTTGTACCACTGACGAGACCGTTTGCAATTTGGCGACACGTCGTCGTCGTCAGTGCCGTCGCAGACTTGTCTATTTGGACCATAGTACTGTACGGTTCATTGACGAAACTTTCACCCGTGAGATCACTCGTCGTAACATTTGACCAGAGAGCCCAGTGAATAACATCGGATGTCGTCACAACAATATCAACTTGTTTCACTTGTGCAACGGCATCGAGACGATCTGAGCGAAGACGAAGGGACATGACTGGTGACCATGTATTTGCCGTCAAAGTACGAGTTACGGCCGATATGTTTGAAAACAGTCGGAACGGTTCTTCGTACCCACCTTCGGAAATAACGGTCGAACAAATTTGGGTCAAATTGGACGTGACAGGCGCTGATCCCGAAAGTGTTTGGATCTCGTACCGAACCGGTAAATTTGCGGTGGTCATATATGCCGCCTTGGAATAGTTGGCGTGCTGAAACACGTGTGCGACAACAAATTGACCATTGAGTACAAACCCGGTCCGTACGTTTCCAACACCGAGCCATTCGATATCGGTCCAAAAAATCTGGGTTGTCGTCAAATCAAGTGTAAATCCAGATGTGCCGTACCCATTCAACTGGTCGTTCGACCAGGCGGATTGTGCTATGTGCGTATCTGTGATTGTACCTGTGACATTCGACCGTCGAACCATATACACTTGGTCACTCAGTTCCAAGAAAATACCGTTTTCAGATCCAAAATACCCTACACGCTGACGAAGGTTTCCACTCGACACGGGTGCCATACAAAACGTGGCGAGTGTCAAGAGTGATTTTCCAGGTTGGTAGGTAAATACGTAACGAGTTTCACGAGCTGCATATGAACCCGTTGTACTCGTCACACTGAGATTTGCTGAACTTTGATTTACCAGGTATGTCACGGTTCCACCGGACGCCGTGTTTGACGCGAAATTATCGTCGATGACGTACCGTTGTTGTGAATCAAAAAGCGTACGAGGTTGACTCACGCGTAAACGTCCGAATGCATCAATTTGTGGACCGTATGCGAGCGTCACTGGTGTTGACGACGCTGCACCACACCCACCACACCCGCCGTATGGTGGTGGCCAACCGTTCGGGATACACGCATTCATATACTAAAAGAGATAAAAAAACGCGACGCGGTTTGACTATGTACCTACGAACGATCCAGGCGAGCGCCCTTCGTACGATATTCGAGGTTCTTAAAGATATTATCAACGATGTGAACGTTTATTTCCGTCCGGAAGGTGTGAAGATTTTAACACTGGACACGGCGCGCGTGACGCTCGTCCATATGTTTCTACCGGCTGAAAATTTCGAAGAGTATCAGTGTTCCGGTGGAGAACTCATTGCCGGTCTGAATATGGCAAACACATACAAGCTACTCAAATCCGTAACATCAAATGACTCTTTGACCATGCGTATCGAAGATCGCGACGTCCTGGAGATTCAGATTGAAAACACGGTGAAACATTCGAAAACATCATTCAAACTTAAACTGATGGATATTAACGAAGACATTTTGGAAGTGCCTGAAATTCCGATGGATCTCGTAACAACCATACCGTCGGTCGATTTTCAGAGAGTCACGCGTGACATGGCAAACCTGTCGAATGACATGTCTATCATTCGGTGTCGCGACACGCTCGAACTGAGTTGTGCCGGTGATTTTGCCGACCAAACAACCGTGATTGAGTGTAACCCCTTCGAGAAGGAGGACATACGTGTCGGGAATGTGTTTTCACTCAAGTACATAAACATGTTTACCAAGGCGACCAATTTGTGTGCGAGCGTCCAGATTCTCCAGGACAGTACGAACGACGAAATGCCGATCGTGTTTCGGTATGCAATTGCAAATCTCGGTGACATTCAATTCTTCTTGGCACCAAAACTCGATTCTTGACCGAGCACATTCACGACCCGAACGGGTGGTGGTGTGTCACACGGTGTCAGGACAGATCGAAACGTACATCGAATCGATCTGTGTGTCAAACACACGTAAGGTTTCCAAGACCACGTCCCAAATGCCCAGCGAAGTGTCTCGTCCGTCACGACGTGTCTCGGACCGGCAAATCGCGAGACACGTCGCGTGACGTCATTTCCTTCGTCATCAAATACTTTGTATAAAGGAATGTGAAACTCACCTGGTAAAAAAATTGGTGGCCATGACCCGACGTGGGTATACTCGTGACCACTGAACTTGTATGTGGTCACGGGTCGACCGTCACGTGTCGATGCTCGCTCCACTATATCCATCCTGATTAAAGAAAATAATTCTTTAATCAAGAATGGAACGAAGGGTCCGTGAACGAATAAAAGAACTTGAAAAAAATGGGGGTGACGTGGGCGATTACTTGGCATCGTGTATCCCATTCATAAAGGAGTATACGACCGAACGCCAAGGTGGAATCGCCCGAAAAGATATTTACGATGCGTACATGCAAACTGTAGAGAATGAAGTGACGACATTTCGTGAAGTGTCGTCGGACCATCAAAAAGTTCCGTGTGTCGGATGTTCCAAATGGTTCACGTACACGTTCGACCCGACGACGAGCGAACAAATTTGTACCGAGTGTGGAACCGTCGAGTACATTCTCGGTGAAGAGCGCGGTTTCAAAGAGGAACAGGAAATGGATCGGAACGTCGTCTATTCATACAAACGTGAAAACCATTTTAACGAATGGGTCGCCCAGTTCCAAGCCAAAGAATCAACGAGTGTTCCTGATGACGTCATCAATCAACTTCGTCTAGAATTTAAAAAACAAAAAATTAAAGGAACTTCAGAAATTACACACCTCAAAGTTCGTGCGCTCCTAAAAAAGTTGGGCTTGAACAAGTACTATGAACATGCACCGTACATTACAACATTTTTGAATGGTGTCAAGCCACCAACCATGCCACAGGCCCTCGAGGATCGTCTTCGACTCATGTTTGGTCAGATTCAAAAACCGTTCGAGAATCATTGTCCCGGTGATCGTAAAAATTTCTTGTCGTACAGTTTTGTTCTGTACAAATTTTGTGAACTTTTAGGCGAAGATGAATACCTTCCGTGTTTCCCTTTACTGAAATCCAAAGACAAGTTGTATCGTCAGGACCAAATATGGAAACTCATATGTACGGATCTTCGATGGGAGTTTATACCTACAGTCTAAGTGCCATCTGGGCCGCATTTTGTTCCGCCTGTTTCTTCGTCATAGCAAACCCTGAACCTTGGGACACACCGTCGATAAACACTTCGACGTGAAACGTTCCGTCCGGATACTGGTTTCGAACCTGGTAATCCGGTGATGGTATGTGGGCCGCTTGACACTGACGCATCAACTGGTCTTTGTAATTGTCGTCCGACAAGGAGACTTCAACTTGATCAAAGGCTGCAAAGACAAACTTTTTGGCATGAACCATTCCGAGGTCCAGGTAAATAGCACCAACGAGCGCCTCGAAAACATCCTCGAGAATCTTCGGGTTTGTGTTCCAGCCGTTACGCATACCCTTGTCGTCCATCATGACCCATTCGTGTAGTCCGAGCTGTTTTGATATTTCACATAACGTCTGACCCCTGACCATTTTTGTTCGAGCTTTTGTTAAAAAGCCTTCTTGTTTTTCTTCATATTTATCAAACAAGTATCGCGTAATAATAAATCCAAGCACGGAATCACCCATAAATTCCAGCGTCTCATATGTACCGGTAAGACCCGTGTACTTTCGGAGGGCTGATTTATGCGTAAATGCGCGTCTATACAAGGACGTATCACGTACCTTTGTACCTATAAGTTTTTCAAGTCGACCACGATCGAGTTCTGGAGGTTCTTCCATATACTAGGGTCACACTTTTTGTTTAAGCCTTTGGTGTCGTCGGAGGCTTCTTGGGTGCCGTCGGTGGCTTCTTGGGTGCCGTCGGAGTTGCCGCAGCCGCTGGAGCTGCCGGAGCAGGCTTGATATAGTGATGGTTGATATACTTCTGGATGTTCAGGAACGTCACGTTGGTACCCTCAGGAGGGTTCAGCAGGTCCTTCAGAGCGGCATCCAGGTGAATCACCTGACCCGCCTTGAGACCGTGAGTCGTGACATACTCGTTTACACGCTTGGTCACCTGAGACCGAGAAATCTGCTCACCGGGTGCCAGCTTCAGGAAAGCACGTAGCTTATCGGACACATCCAGCGGCTTATTGAAACCGTTGTTCGAGGCGCGCGCCTTGGACTTCTCACCCGTAGGGTCCTCCAGAAGCGCCTTGACCTTGCGTAGGTCCTTGCGGAGCGCCTTGATTTCCGCCTGAAGAGCCTGGAGCAGCTGATTGGTCTCCATTGATACTGAACATACTTCGGACATCTTTAACTATGTTACGGTTTTCGTATGTGAAAATGAGGAGTAAAACGATGAGCATGGGCCACGTGAGCGTCGGTCCGAGTATCATAAACGCCGCGAGGTGCCATACTTTGAACCGACCATAAATTGGTGTTTCTTTCATGAACTTATAGACGGTATCAAAGTCCATTCTACTACTAGTGACCCAGTTTTATTTTGTCGTACTTTCGGTGGCACTCGCGACACATGATTTTGACTGGCTGATCTTCGTGAAGACTGACAAACAGAATCATGATATCGGCTCGAGACCGAAGACCGTCTGGGCCGATACATGGTGTGCCTGCAATGGCTTCACGGGCGATCATCGGACGATCTTTCCCCGTGTGACATCTATTCAAGTTACTAGTGGTTCCACACCATTCACACGTACGTCCCTTGACGATCGAACGATACATATCCTGGAACATGTTTCGGAACGAAGCATCCATTGTTTCATAGATTTCGGCAATTGTTCCACCAACCGTCGCTGACGATCCGACATACCGTTTCAAGAGCGTCGCACGCTTTCGAAGCACAAGGTCTCGAAAACTGTTCACCATAGGAAAACAAAGATGGAAATGTTTATCAATCACCCTTCTTTTTTTGAGTTGCACCGACTGCCGCTACGATGATGATTGTTAGGATCAAAACACCAACAAATGCGAGATACAACTTAATCTTTGTCGGGTTTCGTGAAGCGACTCGGAAAAAGTACGACGACATGATCAAAAGACCAAACAGTACTGTCACGACGATGATCCACCAGACGGACGTTGGAGATGTACTAGTACTTGTGCTCGCGCTCGTCTCGTCTTCTTCATCTGGTAATGCACAATCTGTTTTGCAACACCCTGGATCACACGCCACGTGCGTTCCGTCATTCGATACGTATGAACATAAACGTATCGGGTTGGAGGCTTGGCCTGTTGCTGGTGTCGTCCCGGCAGTCACCTGGAGATAACAATCACAGTTTTTATCCTTAAACTGTGGACCACACACAGTCCCTGCCATATTACTTAGAGACTTGATTTGTTTTTTGGCTACATGCAGTTTGGCAAACCGTCCAAGCTTCCGGATGGTCGTTACTTTCTGAAGATGTCCCAGGAGGATGGTGGTCGCGTGATTCATCAGCTGAACAAGGTGACGATTGACATTCCAGCTGATACGACTCAGCTGAGTATTTCAGTTCCATCGGAACAAACTCTTTTCTTTTCTGATCTTGATGAAAAGATTGTGTCCCAGGCCAAGACGTCCAAGGTGGAGTGGTTTGGTAAAGAAATCTCAGACGATACAGTCACTGCAGCTTACCAAAAGAGCATCAATCCAGAGTCTGAGCTTTCAGTCTCACTGGTTACCGTCAAGGGCAAGGTGACTACAACAGCCTATGATTCCCAGAAGAATCAGATTGATGTATCAGCCATTTCAGGAACACCAGTCGATGTTCTTCTGGAACTGATCGGTCTCGTGTTTACCAAGCGTACGTTCGAGCCTGTGTGGAAGCTCCTCCAGGCTCGTCTCGTCAAAGTTCGTCGGCCACCCACGGCAACTTATATGTTCAAGGATGAAGACGATCCAGAAAGCCCAGACGACGAACCGGACGTATGAAAAAAAGTCGTAGTCTCTAATAAATATGGACGGTAAAGGTCTGGCGATTTTGATCCTGTTGGCCCTCATTGCTTTTATGCTGCTGATGCCCCAGAAGAGCGGCTTCGAGTCTGCTCCGGCCGGTGCGGGTCTGGCCACGAGCGGTCCCATGATTACTCAGGGTGGTCAGATGAATGACGGCCCATCCGGTTTGATGGCTGGTGGTGCTGCGGATATGGGTCTGTTTGCACCGTTCAGTGGCGAGGGTTCAGGCGGTAGCTTTAAGATTGGTCAGACCCCGACCGATCCCAACGTCGGTCTCATTCCCAAGGAGGTTGTAACCACCGAGGATTTCGGTCAGTTTAGCCCAGACGCCATTCTGTCCGGCCAGAACTTCCTGGACCCACGCGCCCAGATTGGTTTCCCCGAGACGATCGGTGGTAACCTGCGTAACGCCAATCGCCAGGAGCGCTCCGAGCCTCCCAACCCCCGTGACCCCGTAAGCATTTTCAATCTGTCCACCATTCCACCAGACACCATGCGTCCCAAGTTTGAGATCCAGAACGAATACAAGTAAAGAAAAACACTTAAGTAGAGATACATGAGCGACGATATTAAAGATGTTATGACCGAATGGCTCGGTCTAAAGAACCAGTTAAAGGCGGCACGGGCCGATCTCAGTGTTCTGAACAAGCGCGAAAAGGAACTTAAAGTGCTTGTTCAGGAGTTTCTGAAGAGCCAGGCGACGGAGGAGGGTGAGAAGGTTGAAGTCAAGATACACAACCAGAAGGTTTCATACTCATCTAAAACCAGCAAAGGTAGTATAACCAAAGACGTCATCCAGAAAGGACTCCGGTCGTTTTTTGGTGGTGACGAAACTCGTGTCGAGGGTGCTTACCAGGCCATCCTCGACGCCGTTCCCGTAAAGGAAAGAGACTCGATCACAGTAAGAAAATGGGCCTGAATAACGAGTACCGCGACGATGCGTCTCTGCTGTACAGCCAGAATGACGACGAGTTTATCCAGGACGAGGATGTTCCACCAGAGGACGACGAACTCATTCTCGACCCAGAATCATGGCACGATTGGCACAGCGAAGATCTTCTGAACATGTGGATGGGACTCAGGGCATACCTCGAGGATCGGTACATGGATCAGACCCTGATGAACAAGGCGTCGTTCCATGACTTTTGTGAGTTTGTCCGTTTTTTCTCTGTGTAAATACTAATGGCAATCGACATTACCGGTCCCAAGGTCCTGACCCCAGCAATTCTGTTTGCTCTGCTGACTCCAGGTCTTCTGTTGGCCCTGCCGTCCCTGCGCCTGATGCCAGGCACGGGCTTTTACGGTCTCCAGAGCGTCCTGATCCACGCGATCGTGTTGGCACTGGTATACTACCTGATTGCTTCTTTCGTGCTTCGCGTGTCTCTGAAGCCAGCTGACCTGATTGTGCCAGCCGTACTGTTTGTGCTGCTGACGCCAGGCGTGCTGCTGACCCTGCCTCCAGGCTCCGGTGGTATTCTGATGTCTCGCCAGAGCTCTCTGCCAGCCGTGGGTGTACACACCCTGGTGTTTGCCCTGGTGTTTGCGACTCTCCGTGGTTCTTTCCCGGCTGCGTATTAAATAAATAACACTAAAAACCATGTAGTAACATGAAGCACCTGGCCATTGGGCCAGGTGCGATGGCATATTTTGCGTTTGCGGGCGCGCTCAGTGCACTCAAAGATGTTGGGGCACTCAACGACCTCGAAATTGTTTCCGGTGCTTCAGCTGGAAGTATCCTTGCGGCCATGTACGTCTTGGCTCGAGGCGATATTCAAAAATTGATGCAAGTGAGTCTCGATGTACCTGTAGGTGATGTGACTCGACCAGTCATAAAGACATTTCTCAAATCCTTCGGACTCGTCGGGACACACAAAATTCAAAAGATTTTCGAACAGACTGTATTTACTTTTTTGGGAACACACGATGTGACTTTTGCAGAGCTATGGAATCAATGGCCACACATAAAACTGTACATTTCGGCATATTGTGTCGAACTTAAAACGACACACTATTTTTCGGTCGACACGACACCCGGTATGTCTGTTGTCAAAGCCTTGTGTATGTCTGTTTCCGTACCGTTTCTCTTTGCGAGCGTGACGCATGGACCATGGCACTATATCGACGGTGGAACGACTGAAGAAACGCCGTGTAGTCCCTTTATCGGGAAACAGTCTGTGTGTGTTATTCGTATGTGTGACTGGGACACAGAAACGAACGTTCGGGACATTAAAACGTATGCACTTCAAATGCTCGGAACAGTCATGGGTATGAGACACTCGTACATAAACATGTTTCCTACAATTGTCGTTCCGGCTGACGATATTTTCAATTTCAAAGCGTCATTTGATTCAAAGGTGCGTATGTTTGTACGGGCTTACATATCATGTATGAACACCCTTCCTCGACTTGGAATTGATCCAGTTCGTATGCCCGAGCAAGTACCTGAAACAAATCCAGAACATCACGAGCCGGCGTGTGCGTCTGAGGAGAACACCCAACAAACTCTGCCAAGTGACACAGACGTGCCGACGTTCCACCATACGCCTTCCAAAAGTTTGGACACCGACGCGTCAAAATCTGTTGCGTACACACCTTTGCCACCTTTGACCACTCGGCGAGACGACAACACGTGTTTGGATACGCCTTTGGGTCTCGACGAAACAAACCAGTCCCAAGACGCTGATCCGTCTTGACCAGAAACTCGATGTCATTATCGATCGAATGGGCGAGCCATACATCACCAGCATCCATCAGAAACTTTTCGAGCGCCTCTTTGAAATCCATCACGAGAATTTCAGTTTGTCCGAGTTCGGCCGCATCCGTCACAAGTCCACTCAGTTTGTGACGAACGTCGGTCATTTCACGAACCGACGGATCAGTCACAATGTCTCGAATGACAATCGTTGTGACAGGTCCGTGTGTTACGCTCGTCGCTTTTGTATATACGGGATCAAACCCTCGGCCGCGACTTTTCCAATGTTTTTTGTGTGTAAACTGAACGGGTGTATAGCTGATCGAATGGATCCAGCCTTGGTGCGTCGATTCAAAATCCGCAATGATCATCTTCTTTGAATGTCTATGGAGTCACGTCTTTAGTCTTCGATGAGACGAGCAAATTTGATCAGTGTTGGTTTGTTCAACCTTGATAAGAATCGATACATTTGAATCACAGGAATTGTCGACTTGTTTCTCCAATTACGCGACGAGATTTTTGCATATGCCCGTCTGAAATAAGACAACTGTTTTGGAGATTCGGGGCTGGGATTGTACACTGTATAGAAATAATACATGTACATGATGAACCGAATGAGTCCAGGACGATACGCTCTTCTGTATTTGTCATGATTCATATCGACTGGAAATGTTTCAGCGCGTGCCATATTCAAAATGGTTTTTGGCACCGGTGCCAACTGTCGAGACGCAATTGATACCGTGCCGTTCGGCTGGACAACGACGCGTGCCATCGGTTTTCCTATAAATGCCGATTTAGGTTCAATCGATTCGAGAATATCATCCAGATTCGCACCGCCTGGCGGACCGCGTGGCGGACCGCGTGGCGGACCGCGTGGCGGACCGCGTGGTGGTGACGGAGGAGGACGATTATAAGTAGTCAAATTACGCATGTACTGATTTAACATATTATTCAAACTCATACTAGTACGAAATAAAATAATTAGGATACGTAAACACCTTCAAGTTGTGTTTTCATATACTTAACTTCCTCTTCCAGAACTTGAATACGTTTGAGCAAAACAGATTCAAGTTCCTCTTTGTGTCTCAAACGATTCTTGAGACGTTCAATCTCATTCTCAAAATGTTTTGATTGAACTCGAACATCTTTAACCTCTTGGGTCGTTTCCCACGCCTTATGGCCCTTGGTTTTCTTGTGCACGGCGAGACTCGTTGCGTTTTTATACACAAATCCGGGTCGACAAGGACATGCCAGCTCGAGCGAAAGTTCCATAGAGTGACATGCATCAACTTTTTTAAAACAAAAGATTCTCAAGAACACTTTGCATCTCAGACAAAATTTCACTTCGTGTTTTTACAACCATTTGATTTTTGACCTTATACAAATTTTCAAGAAGTTGAATATATGTATAATCAGGTTTATTAAACTCATAAAGTATCATATTAACGTGTTCTTTTGTTTTGGCCTTTTCGAGCAACTGTTTTTTCCGCTTTTCCATTTCAGTCTTGAAATTTGAAATTCTATTTTCACATTCTGAAACTTGTTTAAGACGTTCGTGTTTCAACAACTCATTTCTAAGACGCGCACTCTCGTAATCTTTTGAACTTGGGTGGGGGAGATCAGGTAACGCATTTTTAAGTTGAACATTAAGTTTGTCCATCTTTACTTGAAAGGTGTCATCAATTTTTATATATGTCCATTACAAATGAAAACCATCGTTCGGTCAGGCTATACGGCTCACCGGCGCGCCAAAACCATTATGGTTTCTGGTTCTCCCACGCGTCGGTACCAGTCTGCAAAGACGGTCCGCGTCAGCCCGACCGTAATACGTAACGTCGGTCGTCCAGGTAAAGGTCCCAAGATTCTTCCGCCCATGCGTAAAGGAATGCTCACCATGTATGGCTATTCGACCAGCGCACCAAACACCGTACGTCACACCGCGCTTATGCGCGCCGCCATGGCAAACTCGCCTCTGACCATTCTCAAGCGTCTTCGACTCGTGGCGACGTATACGCGTCGGTCCAATCCGCGCGTGTCTCGCCTCTATCTCAAAAATCGCAACTGGGTCAAGAAAACTTTGTTTCATAAATTATAAATGACGATCAAGCTTCGCACGCTCATAATTTTGATCCTGACTCTCGTAGCACTTTGGTTCATTTGGCAGAAGAGTCTGCCCGTTCGTGCCCAGGCTGATGTGGACCAGAAGAAAGTTCAGGGCTTTTCAGTTACCGATTCCCCTTTCGTATAAAAAGAATCAAAAATAAACCAAACACGAGCGCGATTCCAGACCCTATGAGAATCTTGTTTCGCTCGAGATCAACAACCGGTGGTGGTAAACTCACAGGACGTTCAGGTGCGGTCGGCACAAGCACAGTGTGTATCCGTAACGTGAACGAATTGATATCCAGGCCGTTAAAATTCAAAGGTGTGCCGTTTCGATCGAGCCACTGTACCGTCAGACGTTCGAGTGAATCCAGGCGTGATGGAAACTCGACCGACACGCGATAATCCGTATGTTCCTTGAACGATTTGAACGATCCACTCGATACGTCCAATGGAATCAGTGCAAACGACGTCGCAGCCGTATTACTTTGGGTCGTCCGAACGTTACTCGACGATATGAGTCGGCGTGCATCCAACGTTGTTGGTGTTCGGAACTCGGCAATGTCAAGCCAAACATGTTCATTCAACTCGAGATCTATGATACTTGTAGATTTGACGTAGCGCGCTGACGACCCGAACGTCGTGTGTGTCGCGTAGGCTGGATTATCTGCAATGTTCAGAGCGTTTGTCGTTCCGAGCGGTAACCCGAGAACTTTTGCAATTTCGGCCGTGAGACACGTCACGCTCGTCAGTGATCCGTAAAATATGAACCGACCTTCTTGACACAGGTAGGCGAGTGTCGCCGTCGCACCTGGAACTTGACTTGACATGTTAAACTCTTTGACCAGTGTCGATGTTGAATAAAAACCAGGATTCAAGAATACATTTGACGTCTCTATGGTCAAAATGTTTGATGTTCCAGTTAAGTTGTACATCGTGTTTGGAACAACCGCCGAGACGAGTTCGACCCGAGTCACATTTTTGATAGGGTTGGTCAGGTGAAGCGTGTATGCATTCCCTGAAGGGTACAATGACGTGTCACGCTGTGTCGAATCCGCATACACGATGTACATTACAATCACGTTCGAATAAAAACGTGGTTCGTCGACACACTATGCTTGAAGACTTTATCGAACGTATATGGACCAGTCTCGGGCCTGGGTTTTCTGAGCGCGTATACCACAATGCACTTGAAGTGTGTCTTCGCACAGCCGGTATTCCGTATGAGACCGAACGCGTCATTCCCGTGATGTTTGAAGGACACGTCCTCGGAAACTTACGAGCAGACTTGATTGTTGATCATACGACCGTCGTCGAACTCAAGAGTGTTCGGGCACTAAAAGAAGAACACGAAGTCCAGGTGCGTCTGTACCTTCGTCTTTTAGGACTCGAACGCGGTGTGCTTGTGAATTTTCCTTTGACCAGTAGTCAACGTCCTGAAATTAAAAAAATTTCTCAGTACATGTAAATGACTAACCTTACCCAGCGTGATATCGCGCATATTGCGCGTTATATGTCAGGTGCTAATCTTGCACGTTTTGCGGCAACAAGTCGAGCGAGTCGTAACCTGACACGTACCTCTCCATATAGACAGCGTATAAATGCAAGCAGAAATCGTGTTACCAGGGAAAGACTTATCGCTCGAGCAAAACAACTTTTTAGACAAGTTTATAATAATGAATTGAAAGGAACAATATTTCGTTTATCAAATGCAGCACAACAACGGTTTATAAATCATCTCAATACATTGCCGATAAATAGAATTCCTACAAACTTACCTACAACGCGCCAAGAATTGTTGTTCGTTTTTCATTAAAAACTACAGTGTATATATATGTATGGATCTTTTGACGTCAGACGGTCAGACGTGTACCGTCACAGACACATTTATTGAGCAAAGTCACCTTTTGGCAGACATTGTCGCATCGGATTCATCCTCCGATCTGACACTATCCGTTCCCATTTCGTTTCAGGTGCTCAAATGGCTTCAGTGTGGCGATTGGCCCATTGATGACGGACCAAATATGCTTGCGATTGCCAAGGCGGCTGATTTTTTACACATGGAAAAACCGTTGGACGATGCGTGTCGGTGCGTCGCCGCAACCCTTCGAGGCAAAACAGCAGATGAAGTTCGAAAATTTCTTGGCATGTAACATGAAAAACTGTTGTCACGTCACAAACAAAAACAAAAAGTGTCAGAGACGTTCGAACAAAAAAGTGTTTACCCTGCCTCGTCGGTTTTCGCGACTCGCGTGTCTCATCGGACCCATCAGAGGGTTCACTATGCGTTCAAGTTGTGCGCCCTATAAAAATTGTCGACGACTAGTAAAATGATGACCCTCGCTCACGCGGCGCATGTTGTAAACCAGGCGAACCGTCGTATGAAGGAACATATGCGTGAACAGAAACGCAAGGCGGAAGAGTTCAAAACTATCGTAAAGATGTGGGAACAAAAAAAACAAAGCGAATAAGTTTCTAAAGGAATTCTCGAAGTAGTTTGTATGTAAAAGATTTTGGAAATCCAACAGCGTTGGAAACAATTAAGGCACGTGATTTATTTCGTCGCCGCTGATAATAATTTCTTAGAACATTATTTAGATTTATTGTTCCATATCTGGTATTTGGCATGTGATAATGACGACGCAGTTGATTTGCTATCTGACGTAAACGATTTTGTTCCATATGTAAAACACGTCTCGCCTGTTCGGCATTTCTGAAATTTTGTTTTATGTTAGGGTGTTTTGGTAAATACATGTACACAAAAGCTTCGTTGAATCGTTTAGTATTTTCTGGAATGTGATATTTATTCATGAAATTGTTTCTCGCCTGATTAAACTTTCTTCTCGCTTCAGTATTTCTCGTTTGTGCATTATTTACACGTCTCAATTGATTTTCGTACTGACGAATCAAGTTCTCCATATTTTTTTTCCTAGAAAAAAATATGAAAGACGTGATTTACGTGACGCGGGCTCAGCCGCCACACAAATGGCGTGCCACATTCCCAAACGGTCGACACGTCAATTTCGGTCTTCGTGGATACTCGGATTATACGATCCATAAAGACCATGCACGTATGCTTCGCTACCTGACGCGTCACGTGAAACGTGAAAACTGGAGTCCATCCGGACGGTACAAGGCGGGGTTTTGGTCGCGTTGGTTTTTATGGTCTCGGCCGTCGCTTCGTGGTGCTGCGCGTGAAACCGAGCGTGTCTTGGGACACAAATACCGTATTTTAATTAAACGTTCGACCGACAGACGGTGATCTGTGTCGGCGCGTACCGGGAAACGCCGTGTTCATAACGCGTTCACGTACGGGACTCGGTAACGATTTGACCGCCTTTTTAGCGGTTGCAATACGCCGATTGAGTGCGGCGCTATACACTCGTGAGACTTTTCGAGCGAGTTGTTTCCGTGCAATATTTTTGTTCGCGTACAGTGGTTCATACTTTTTGGTAAGCGCGTACTCGATATACCGTCCAGCTTTAGACCCAGCAATTGCTGGGTTTTCATTTAGCCAATTCTTTGGTACCCCATACTTTTTAGCGAGTACACCTAGGTACCAGTTCCGAACAGGTTTTATTTTTGCATTGTTACGAACGTTTTGGCCAATACCCGCATAATACGGTTCATACAGGCGTGTCAAAAGTGCTTTTTCTTTTGGAAGTAATTTTTTTACGAGTTGAATTTTTCTAATAATGGTGTTAATTGAATTGTTTGACCGAAAATTTCCATATTTTTCTATGTTAAATCCGGACATATATCTCGGGTCCCGTGATACCCAGTTTGAGACGGGTACCCAACTATACGGTAAAGAAAACTTGATGCGGTGTGCGAGTTTTTCGTTTGCGGTCATTTTTGCAACCCGTGGTTTGAAGTTGTACAAAACATACTTGTTTATCAGATGTTGCGGAATCCTTTGTCCCCTGGTTAACATATTAGATACCATACGTTCCTCGTTACTATTACTCATCTTTATACTGACCGGAGAAAAAATCTCTGGTCAGTATATGGACGTTGCGCCAATATATGCACTAGCGAGCCAAAAAAGAAGTGTGTCGAGTAGAGGACATGCACTCCCATGGTACGGTGTCAATGCACCTGCACCCTCTCGATCTCGAACTCGTGTGTCCGTATCACCAACAAACTCAGTCACGTCTTCGGTAAATTATAACTCAATACTCAAAGCAAACAAACGAAACTCTAAAAACAAAGTTCGGCGATACGCCAAAAAATGGCTGGATATAAACCTTCCGATCGTCGTTGGATTTTCGAACCGGTCGTTTCGTATGTGGTCTGGAAAATTACACCCAAACAAAGAAAAATCAGGAAACGCAAACCGGATCGCGCGCCGAACAGCACTTATGAAACTCGTTTCGAGACTTCATCAGAACGCTAAACGCCGACGCTAAAATTTTTTCTTACATGATGGTATGGCGGATTTACCTACCACTATGCGTAAATGGGAAAAAGTATATAAGACTCTTGTGCGCGCTTCAAAACAGATTCGTGGTGGTTCAGGACATGTCTACGCACATAATGTACCCATGTATAACCAAGTACTACACAACTACATCAGAGCGTTCAACCAAGATCATTTTAATATGACACACGGAGGATCAAATCGTAATGGAGTTCTCACATATTTTTTGTTATACCCTGCAAAGGGTCACAATATCGCGACCGCATATTATAAACTAAATAATTTAAATAGACAGTTGAATAAAGTTGCGACTAAAATCGTGGCGGCTCGTACACTCCAAAGACGTTGGCGTGCGGCTCGTTCGCCCATCATGGCGAAACGTAAAGTCGCGAGTCTCATTGCGTTAAAAAAATTACCACCGAACATGAGACGAACAATCGTTTCAGCTGCATTTCCACGGTCCTATCCCGTCTACGGACCCAACACAGAAATGAATGCGCTCAGAAAAGCTGTAAGAACCAGAAAATATCCAACATACTAATTTTTTCTCGGCGGATGATATGTCTTTAAACAATACCATGCAAAAATGGAAAAAAGTAGAGCAGGCTCTTACGCGTGTAGGTACCATGCGAAACCTCGGGTCTTTAAATGTTGTTCTGCAACATAATGCGCCTATATACCATGAAATACAAAATCTGCATAACAACGCATTCAGACATTACAGTCCCTGGAACTTCAACATCTTGGAAAACTACAACAGAAATGAGATTATTCGCAGATATTTTATGAAATACCCAGAAAACCGTAAATACATCAATCGGGCGCATAATAAACTAAACAATTTAAACAGACAATTGAATAAAGTTGCAAGTAAAATCGTAGCGGCTCGTACACTTCAAAGACGTTGGCGTGCGGCTCGTTCGCCAATCATGGCGAAACGTAAAGTCGCGAGTCTCATCTCTTTGAAACATCTGCCGCGAAACGTAAAACGGAGCGTCATTTTGACCGCATTTCCCAAACCGGTTTACGGACCAAACACAGAACTAAATGCGCTCAGAAAAATTATGGAACGAAAATATCGAACGTACTAACGTCTCAAATTTGCATTCGGATCGGCACGTGTAGCGTACCATTCCTTCGGTGCTTTTTTGCGTGACACAAGCACAAACTTATAGACGCGCGCGGTCGCCCATTGGGGTGCTGACGCACCTGGGCGACTCCCACTCGTTTTCCACGCTTTGAGACCGCGGTCGTATACCGTGTTCAAAACAGATCGTGGAATACCGGTTCGGTGTGCGATTGCGTTTTTATTAAATTTGAGTCCGGGGTACACTTTGTGAAACTGTTGAGTCCAACGTGACTTTTTCGTCTGGACGAGCGTGTTTGACCGAGCGAGTGTCGGGTGAGCTTTTCGGCGTCGGGCGAGAAGTTCACGTTCTCGCATACGACGTCGTCCTGGCTCCGAAAGACCGGTAAAGTATCGTTCGGGCCAACGACGCGTGACCCACGTATGTCTCGTCATCTTCTATTACTGGACAATATTATAGTCAAAACTGATCCCGGAAGGTTTTGTGATAATTCACGTGGCATCTTACGAAGATTAAGCGCCCATGAAATACGTGTTGCTCGATTGCGGCCTGTATGACTTACACCATAATGTCTTAAAATTGCATCTGCCGCGTTCGTTGCTCGTTCTACATTTCTTTCTCTCACTGCATTTTGAAGATTATGAAACTGTCTCGATGTCATTTAATTAGTCAGAGAAAAATTTTAAGCACGTTTAAGTTTTAGGTGTGGACTAATGTGTTTTCCGACAATAGATGCCGGTAACAAAGAACCTAAAAGTCTCGTAGAACTTAACATATTTGCAGCGCGTTGTGCGCGCTGTCTGTTAAATTTCTTCTGAGCAGCTACAATTCGTCTCATAACTGTGTTTTTGAGCGCATTGATATATTTTCTTTTTTCTGGTGTGTTAGCTATATTTGAAGGATTTTGTCCTAATAAAAGTCTTCGTACATAGTTTTGTGGAATTTTATGTGTTTTTGAAAAGTCGTTTAGTCTCCATGCATTTGGACGAAATACAGGCATTCGTGGATTATTCGAAGTATACAACGGAGATATTCTTTGTGCGCTATTATATATACGTTCTAACATTGTATTGTAATAATTTTCGACGTTTTCATTGTTTCCAGCTTCAAGAGTTGCAATATTTCTTTTCAATTTATTATACTTTGCCTGTAAATTTCTCTTTTTTTGAACATTACGTTCTTGTTGTTTTCTTTCATGAAGATACAACAATTGTCTTTTGAGTTTATCAAGACGTATTTGAAATTTGATGATTGGATAATACATGTTACGCGCTCGTTGCTGTCTATTTGATGGTATGTTATTTATGGATATACCGGCTATGCGTGGAAAATAAGCATTTAAAACTGGATCTGGATTCATATATATATAGTATGAACAAGAAAATACTTGCACATCTAGACATAGATACACGCCTAAAACTCGGGGTACCACCTGGACGCCTGACACACATTCCGAATCTGGACATACCGACGAAACGTGTTTTCATAAAAGACGGTGTTGTCATAAAAGTTTCGCCGTGGCGTATGTGGTTTTACTATACGGTGTTTACGCAAGTCGGCAACACAAACTATACGGCCGAGACGGAATATTGTTACGAAACGGGTCGGGTCGTGACACGCGTCACAGGTGGATCGTCCCAGTTTCGTTTGTACCAAATTGTCGATGATCCGGCGGACGAAGAAGAACTTTTCATGAATAATGCACTTCGTGATATTCACGCAGAATTCGATCGACTTCGTCTTCTTCTAAAGTCGTCAGCGGAAGAATAGGTATGCACCCTAAAGTCAAAGCGCTTTTGGAACGTACGTACGATGACCAACGAACACCTGCGTGGCATGCTCTCCGCGGGACGATGCTTACCGCGAGCGACCTTGCTACCGCCATTGGTGATAACCCCTACGAAAAACCAGAGGATCTCCTCGTTAAAAAGTGCGGCCACAGTCGTTGGAATGGAAATGCCGCGACGGCACACGGAACCCTCTTGGAACCTGTGGCGCGCGACTTGTATGACGCTCGACACGGTCAAAAATCTCATGAAATCGGTCTCGTTCAACACCCCATTCACCCGTGGCTCGGTGGATCACCCGACGGCGTCACCGAATCTGGACGACTCATCGAAATCAAGTGTCCTTTGACGCGCAAAATTACACCGGCCGTTCCCAAGTACTACCTGCCGCAAATTCAACTTTTACTGGAAGTGCTAGACTTGGACGTATGTGACTTTATTCAGTATCGTCCGGGACCGCCCGAAGAATTTGTCGTCACGACGGTCGATCGAGACCGTGAATGGTTTGCTAGAATTTTGCCGCGCGCCAAAGCGTTTTGGGATCTGGTGCTTCAAAAACGCGCATCGGGACTCTGTGAAATTGTTTCGGACGACGATGAAAAAGAAGAGTACATGTGCGAAATTCTAGACAGTGACTGATTTTGCAAGATTTCTTGGCCGGTCTATAGATAATCCCTTTTGTTTTGCGAGTTTGTATGTAAAAATTTGATACGAAATAACATGTCGCAAAATAAAAATCCATGGATCGGAGTAGTCCAAAATAGTGAACGCGTCACCTTGAGCACCACGACTTTTTAAAATTGACGGTATATCAACCGAGTGTCCAAAATACACGAAACGTGTTTTTTCATCTACGAGTGCAAGTGGACCATGTTTCACCTCGTAACCGTAATGTGTCAAAACAGGTTCGTATGCAATTTCTTGAATTTTGAGCGCAATTTCACGAGCTATACCAAACCCTATACCATCACCTAAAATCCATGTAGGCACTGGACCTGAAATTTCATGAAGACACCGTTCAATATGTTGTTCAATCACGTTTGGAAGTTCTAATATGTGTCCTGGATTTTTAGGTTTGATCATTTCGGCAATCATAAGAAAAGCGATAACGCTAGCCGTAAAACTTTTAGTTGCCGCGACTGCGATTTCTGGTCCGATGTTTAAATGAAGACCTGCAACTGTGTGTGAATCAAGCATTGACCCTGGACGATTGTTTATACCAAAACACGTTCCACCGCAACGATTAATATATTGAGCTGCCATGATACAGTCTTTCGTTTCACCGGATTGTGAAACTATAAAATATAAAATACTTTTTGAAACGTGAGCTTCGCGTATAAAAAAATCAGAGGCGAGTTCACACTGAACAGTTTTTTGAAGATGGTTTTCAAGTAAAGGTCGGACACACAAACAAGCGTTGTGCGATGTTCCACACCCGAGAAGAACCCAGTGTGTCGAACGTTCGAGCACATCTCTGTATGCTTCGAGACCACCTAGACGTACACGGTCGGGATATACACGTCCTTTATAAAGTTTTAACAGAGCTCGAGGTTGTTCTCGAATTTCTTTGAGCATATAATGTTCTTCAGTATTGATCAAGTCTTTCGAGTGTACGGTTTCATGGAACGGTCTCACATTTTCTATAGTATATGTATCATCATGAACATGTATAACATCTCTGTTTTCTAGTTTCATGTATGTTTTACACACATCGGAAAGTGCTATGTGATCTGAACTAAAAAAAACTCCATGATCGCTTGTTCCAAAAACGAGCGGTGAACCGTTACATGTCGCAACCATTTCGTTTGGAAAATGTGTCGATGTAAACAAGACTGCATAACTTCCATCGATTACGGAAATAACTTTTTTTATAACATCTGGAAAAGTCATACCGGGTGTGTACACATGTTGGGCGAGGGAGACGAGAACTTCTGTATCTGTGTCAGTCACGTGATTTTGACGATCAAATGAGTCGTGATTTTGTATGATTCCGTTATGGACAACAAACCATTTTCCGTCAGGTGTTTGTACCGGGTGTGTATTACGAATACACGGTTCACCGTGTGTAGCCCAACGTGTGTGCGCTATTCCAAATCGTCCTTTTGTACCATCATCTGAGGGTGTCTCCATGGAACGTCTGACGTGGATGTTATCGATGGTGTATCCCCACGAATCATACCCCCTGTACAATAGTTTTTGTAATCCCACGACGAGTATTTTCGAAACTTGATCTTTTGATTTTAAAAAACACCCGAAAATTCCACACATAAAAAAATAAATGATAACATCTTTATATATGAAGTGCCAAGCGTGTCACATGAACAAAGGGTTTCATTTGACATGTAAGGCGTGTCGAGGTATGTTTTGTACAGGTTGTATCCAGTTGGAAATTCATAAGTGTTCCGAGTTGGCTACGAAAATCACAGAAGATCGTGCTCTTTTAGCAAAGAAGCTCGTAAAAGTTCAGGCTTCAAAGATTTAGTTTTTTGCGAAACGCGAGAACAATCACGAGAAGAACTAGGGCAATGAGTACGGGCCACAATTCATGACGACCACCACCACCGAACGAAATGTAGTTCCGGCCGTCTGTGTACACAACCTCGCGAGACCAACTGGTCGTACCGTCGTCGTACTGGTACTTACGTGCCGGAAACATGAATGACGTTGCAGGATCGACGCTCCCAGTCATACCTGCAGCGGCTGGTGCTGTATAAAGAACCTTGGGATCGAAATGGTCGATGTACTCTGGTGGTGCTTCATCGGTGTCCTGTACTTCTTCGCGTGGAAGCATCCACGGAAGCGCCTCGGTCGATTTATAACCACCGTTATACGAAACACCAAACGTGTTGGTTGCCGTGTATGGGTTGACACGGTTTATAGCCAATTGATCAATTTCCATAAGTTCAGTCATTCTACTGTAAGCCTACATTTTTGTCGACGTACGTCCTGGCTTGAACTTTTTCCTTGTGGCGTCGCCACATTTCGTCCAAGTCTATGTCAAGCATGTACGCGAGCTGAAAAAGGTACGAAAAAACATCACCCATTTCAGTCATGATGTCTGTCCCACGTTCCTTTTTCAGTCCCGTTTTACGAAAACTTCGTTGGTACTGACGTATTGCTGACGCAAGTTCTCCGATTTCTTCGGTAAACAAAAGCCATACGGTACTGACCGGTGCTTTGTCCCAACCTTTCGAACGACACAGTTCGAGTGTATCCTGTTTGTACTCATTCATCATATACACATGGCGCCCCAAGTCTTTAGTCGCACTTTTTTCTTGTGTTTCAGTATGAGTAACTCGAACTACCCAATAAATACTAATCGTAAAAAGTATTATAATTTGTTGAACAAAGGACTGAATGCCCTCATGAAAAATCTTTATCGTAACAAACCCTATTATGTACACCCTCGTAATAGATTGACTTATCAGAACATTGTGCAAATGAAACGGGCTATCCAGGCTCGCAGAAGACCAAATAATAATACCAGTTTTGTAAATGAAAATAATATTAATTTTACGACATCGAATGGACACCGAATTGCTTTAACTGAAATTCCTACGAGTTTAAAAAATTATCCTCTCGCATCATGGAACATTATTAAAATCCTTCCAAACGGTCGTAAGATCGAGTATATGACTGGTGCATATAACAATAATAAACCAATCAATTTGAACAAAATGAATGTAGGTTTTATGGCTGCCAAGTATAATAGCCCTCGACCAAGAAATGAGGCTGCGCTCACGATTCAGAGGGCATGGCGTGCTCGAAAAGAAAAAGGGCCGTTTAATAATCCGATCATGAAAAACATTTTAAAAACACATATCATACCAAAATTACCCAAAAAGAATAAAGCGTCTACCCTGGCGGCCTTTCGTAAACCAACATCGCTCAACATAAACATGATCGAGCGTTCAAGAAAAGTCGATCCGTACTGGAAGGCTTTACTCAATAATAAGACGCGTCGATCTGTCCTTCAACATGGTAGTACACAATGGCTTACGAATACAGAATGCAAACGACTTGGTCACTATGGTCTGAAAAAAATAGAGCTTAATCCAGCAACCCTTAAATGGGAAATACCGGAGAATAAACGTGAGTCTGCATGGACAGCTATACGTACTATGCGTAGCCGAGGTCGTTAGTCGATCTGAGATGTGATCGCATTGCTTATTTCCTGAGGACTGAATACCACAAGCGCGATGAACAAAGCGACGAGTTCGATCGCACAACGCATACGTTCGGTTTCAAGTTCCGAAAGGTTCTTCTTGATGGCCCATTGAGCGCTAATCAAGCGGGACGCGCGATCGATGATGAAAAAGATGATAAAGCCATAGGCAATCTGACGAGCTGTCTGCATTACTTACAGTGTAGAAACTTTTCGGGTCACATATTTCATCTGGTTCGAGAGTTTCATGTGCCATCCGTGAAGTACCACAATCTGGAACACCAAGATGGTCACACTGAGTAAGAGTGCAAACACGGGGAGCCACGTGAGCCACTTTGGTTTTTCGTCCATTTTACTTACATGTACCTACTTTTTTTGACAGGGCCAAAAACTCTTTGGAGAGTTCGATGTGCCATGGGTACAAAACAGTCAAAGCAAAAAGAAACGAGAGACACGATACGACAAAAGCTGCGACCGGAATCCATTTGAGCCATTTTGGTTTCTCCTCCATACTGTCTACTTCAAAAAAAAGTTTTAGGCCATGGTTGGAAACATGTGTCTGGTCGCCTGGACGGTCGTGCGACACATAGGACACGCGTTGGAGCGTGTACGCATGAGACACGTTTCACACGCCAAGTGGCCACACGGGTCTATGAACGTATCAACCATACGTTCCATACAGATCGAACACGTAAACTGACTGTACTTGCGTGCGTTTGTATTCATGAGAACGGTTTCCATGGCACGAAGTTCACCTTTGAGTTCTGTGAGTTCTCGTGTAAGTTTTTCAATCTCGTGCGTCTCTTTGAACCTCTTGATGATATCATCCATATCAGATTTCGTATCATCAGTTCCTATGACCGAGGCGGCATTTTGTAGGATTGTCAAATCACCATTTAGATTGACGAGTTCTTGTTCTCTGAGTCGAAACAGGTTAAGTTTTTCTTTGTACTCGTTTTTGTATGTCCCGAGCGCCTCTTCAAATTCGTACCAGTGTGCAGGCAACTCGACGTCTGGAACATTTTGTATGTCGACGTGTTGTGGAATCATGACGTCGGACAAAAACTCGGCAAGCATGGACATGTTCATAGTGTATCCTAAACAAATGTTTTTATAAAGTATATGGAAAACCGACTACGACGACGAGCGGCCGTGGCTGTGTTACACCGACCGCCGCGTATTCTCAAAAATGTCATGGCGACACGTGGATCATGGGAACACCGAGTACGTGCCGTCACTGAAGCCTTCCCGAAACGGTTTACATTTTTTCATCCGGTCAAGTGTCCAGATGGATCATTTGTTCGTCGTCCCCGGTGGAATCCTCGGACTCGAACCGAGACATACACGTGTCCAGGAGGAATCAAAAAAGTGTTTGTTCGATCCAAGACGCCTCAAGAGTTTTTTAGACGACGATACGGTCGGTGTTCTGAGTTTGCACAGGGACTTCACGCAGCACTCAGATATATGGGGATTGTGTCCCGATTGGTCTTGGCATATAAACCAGGATTTGATCACGTATGGGTCGAAGCATGGAACCCACGGACCAAAAAATGGATCCGACTTGATCCGACGATGAAAAAAGGGTCGTATGGGTACACGTGGCGCCTTGGACCAAAAGCGAAATATTTCCGTACATTTTAGTATATATGGTACTGTTCGAAGTCCTGTGCATGTCGTGCGCAGAGACGTTCGGGAACTTTAATCTCAAGTGGTTTGCTGAGTCTGGGCACTCAGCAAAACACCATTTGGGGCTTGGTATTTTAGGGTACGGTGCTGTTTTGTTCTTTTTGATCCGAGCATTTGCCTTAAAAAATGTACTGATGGTGACGGCGCTATGGGAAGGTATGATTACGATCGTCGGAGCCGGTGCCGCCTATTTTATCCTAGGTGAACGCTTCAAACACCCGATTCAGTGGGCTGGTGTTCTTCTTGCAATTTTAGCAGTTATAATGATTCATTACGGCGAACATCTCAAACACGGTTAGCGTTCAGACGTGGAGCGGCCGGCGCTGCCGCCCCGGAATTCAGGCCGGCATTCGTCGGACCAGGCATGGCACCTGCATTGGGACCGGGTGGAGCCGCCGGCAGGTTCATACCACCACCACGTTTCTTGTACATGTAAAAAGCGGCAGCCGCGATAACACCTAGTACAATGAACACGATCAGAAAAATAGCCCAGTTTGGAAGACCTGCGGGCTGTGGCTTGGGAGTTTCCTCGGGAGAATCAGCCATATATTAACTACTATGTATTTTATTTCAGAGTCCTGGCGCTTGGCTCGGGAGTTTGTTTCCGACTGTCGAAGTGCTGATTGGCATGGCAAGCGGTACGGGATTCTTATTTATATAGTTCATGTAGGACAACTGCTGAAGAATGCCTGTACTGATGGTTTTTGTCGCCTCACGAACGACAATCTCGTTCAGTTTGGACACTTCAGACTTTTCCAACCGGCTGTACATGTGATTATAGACGCTACGCATGAGTGCCTGGAGATCCTGGTCGCTCTGGCGATCGATCGTCATACCAGTCTTTGTACGGACGGACCGTATGATGGCACCGTGAAGATACTCACGGTTAAAAGGTGAAAAAAAGGCATCACCGAGCGGTGTCGGGAACACCTTGTTGCTCATTTATTTTTATACTATAAAATTAATGGACTGCGGGTGTCTCGTTCCCCAGGTGGACGAGGATGCCGAATGGTACGGTATGCTCGTCCACGGAACACTCGCAAAAGTATCACTCGAGTCGTTTGAGGGTGCAAACATTCGTGGAACCATGAACGAGCGTATTTTGACAACCGCGTTACGAGCTCCTGAACTTCCGTGTGAAGGACCAAACTTTCGTTTGTTTCAGAGGTATGTATGGCCTGTGTACCAAAAAAAGTGTCTCGTGGCGGTATGTTCGTCTGAACAGTATGCACGCGAATTGTTTCCCGAAACCTATATAACGAAATTAGAACTTGACTAGAGAGAGATGCCAATCTGTGCAATCCAAATCCGAGACACAAACTATGTGGTGAATCCACACCATATACGCTGGTTCGAACTGAATCGTAACCGGAACGAACTTACGTTATACTATATGGACGGAACGATGGAGGTGCTGAGACACGAACGGATTCTCGACGTGTACTACGATCTACAGCTTCAGTTTACAATCATCAAGCCGGATGAGGATTAAAAACTTGACACACTTGTAATGTACATCATGAAGGTACAAAAACGGAACGGTGATATCGTTCCAGTCCTATTCGACAAGGTTGTGATTCGACTCACACACTTGTGTAATGGCCTGGATGTCCAACCGGACAAAGTTGCCCAGAAGGTGTTTGCGAGCATGTATGATGGGATTCACACGAGCGAAATTGATGAACTGAGTGCCGAAATTGCTGTTCACATGCAAACCGAACACCCGGACTATGAAGTGCTTGCGACCCGAATAGTCGCATCAAACATGCAAAAGATGGCTCCAAAGACATTTTCGTCCGCCATGCTTGCTCTGTATACCAAGGGTATCGTGAGTGACGAGTTTATGAAATATGTAGCACTCGAACTGGATGCAGTGATTGATCACACGCGCGACTACGAGTTTGGCTATTTTGGACTCAAGACACTCCAGAAGAGTTATCTGAACGAAGGTGAGACGCCACAATACATGTTCATGCGTGTCGCTGTCGGGATTCACGGCGATGATCTACCACGTGTTCGTGAGACGTACGAACTCATGTCCCGAAAGTTTTTTACGCACGCGACACCGACCCTGTTTAATGCCGGTACAAAGCGTCCTCAAATGTCGAGCTGTTTTCTCTTGTCCATGGCGGGCGATGGCGATTCGGTCGATGCGATTTTCGATACGCTCAAACGGTGTGCACACATTTCCAAATGGTCGGGTGGAATCGGACTTGCAATAAGTTCCGTTCGGGCGAACGGAACTCGAATCAAGGGAACGAACGGTCGATCCGATGGAATCGTTCCCATGCTTCGTGTGTTTAACGATACGGCTCGGTACATTAACCAGGGTGGTGGTAAACGGAAAGGATCATTTGCAGTCTATCTCGAGCCATGGCACGCCGATGTTCTCGAGTTTCTCGATCTTCGTCTGAACCAGGGTCCGGAAGAGGCGCGGTGTCGCGACCTGTTTACGGCTCTGTGGATTCCGGATCTGTTCATGGAAAAAGTGGAACGTGACGAAGAATGGTATCTCATGTGTCCCCACGAGTGTCCGGGCCTTCAGGATGTTTACGGTGAAGAATTTAACGAATTGTACCGTACGTACGTCGCCCAAGGAAACTATGTGCGCGTGATCAAAGCGCGCCAAGTATGGGACGCGATGATTCGGAGTCAAATTGAAACCGGAACACCCTATGTATCATTCAAGGATGCTGCAAACAAAAAGAGTAATCAAAAAAATCTCGGAACGATTCGGTGTTCAAACCTGTGTGAAGAGATTTACCAGTATACGAGCCCGGACGAAATTGCCGTCTGTAATCTAGCGAGTCTGTGTCTGCCGACATTTGTGAAGGACAGTTCCGATGGAACTGGACGTTCCTTCGATTTCGAAAAACTTCAAAGTGTCGTTCGCGTCGTGACTCGAAACCTGAATCGCGTGATTGATCGGAACTATTACCCGGTTCCGGAAGCCGAGCGGAGTAACCGTCGTCACCGTCCGATTGGTATTGGGGTTCAGGGTCTGGCGGATGTATTCATGCGTATGGGCGTAGCGTTCGATTCACCCGAGGCACGTACACTCAACCGTCTGATTTTTGAACACATTTACTTTGCAGCCATTACGGAATCGTGTGTGCTCGCTCGCGAAAATGGTCCGTACGAAACGTTTCAGGGGTCACCCATGTCACAAGGTATCTTTCAGTTTGATATGTGGGACAATGCGAGCCCAACACTCGACGGGTGGGACGCGCTAAAACAGAGTGTTCAGAAATATGGTGTTCGGAACTCACTGTTGGTTGCACCCATGCCTACCGCCTCGACGGCACAAATCATGGGGAACAACGAGGCGTTCGAGCCGTACACGACAAACATTTACCTGCGTCGTACGCTCGCCGGTGAGTTTGTCGTTGTGAATCGTCACCTCGTAAAAGATCTCCAAAAGCTCGGACTCTGGAACACGGGCGTAAAAAACCAAATCATCAAGGATGGTGGGTCGATCCAAAACGTTCCAGGTATTCCCGACCACCTGAAACTCGTGTACCGAACGGTGTGGGAAATTCCTCAACGCGCTTTGATTGAAATGAGTGCCGACCGAGGCGCATTTATTGACCAGTCTCAGAGTCTAAACCTGTTTGTCGAGAACCCGACGCTCGCCAAGTTATCGAGCATGCACATGTTCACGTGGCGCAAAGGACTCAAGACGGGTATGTATTACCTTCGGACGCGCGCCAAAGCAAAGCCGCAACAAGTCACAATCACACCTGAAGCGGTTGCGGCGTGTCGCCGAGACAATCCGGAGGCGTGTATTATGTGTTCAGGGTGAAAAAATATCGACCAATATAAATGAACGACACCCCTTTAGCGGTCTATGAAAGATATTTACAACAAGTGCGTAATTATCAAAATCAAATAGACAGTCTCGTACACGCTGAAGAAGTGGCACGACAAAGAATCGGTACACTTTTAAATATGTATAAAACTCAACCGAGACCAAAACATCAACAGCGTGCAATTAACATGGCGTACAAAAATTATGATAACAGTCTTCAGAAAAAACTTTTAACCAATAATAAAAAAATTAAACTTACAGCCAACACAGTTCGTACTTTAGAAAGAATGATTGGAAAACCGAGAGAACCATGGTTACGCCCGGGTATTTTTGCACGTATTCAAAAGTATAAAAAAGCAAAGAATGCGCGTCGGAGTGCTAAAGCCTATGTGACTGCATCTCGAGCGGCTAATAAATGGCGTAAACTTGTTTTACAAAGACGCGTCGGATCAGGTCATACGAGCTTGAGACGTTTGGGTTTACCGAGTAATATCACGAGTCGTATTGTGACGAGTGTTTTAAAAACACCATCTTCTAAATAGACCAATGAACCAAAAGATTCTGGACCTTCTCGAAGATTTCGATGTTCGACGCGAGCTCGGTGTTTCCCCGCGCCGATTAAATCCTGAGCGACTGAGAATGCTCGAGTGTGCTTTGAATCATGATCGAATATTTTACAACATGGATACGTGTACGCTCATGAATTTTCGACCCATGGAATATCACGAGATTCGTCGACCTGTTCGGCTAGACATTTTCGATGATCTCTTCTTGTTTAACATTTATCAGGGTGTATATGTTTACGAGGCGTACGGGAACAATGGGTCGGTACTCATGGATCCAGTCGCAACAGCATCATGGGCAACTGAGTACCGAGTAAAAATTATTCACGAGTCTTAAGTATATGGTGAAAACTGTCGCTGCTGCACCACAAAAAAAGAAGAAGGTGCTCGGTGTGCGTCGCCCAGGACGTCGTATCGCGGTACGTCTTCCATCTGTTCGTAATAAACTCGGGGCGTACGCCGGTATGTCACAAACTCCGATCCGGTGGATCGTAGGACACGGAACATTATTGACACATCGCGTCGTGGTTCCACCAAAGACGTTTGTTGTGTTTCTCGCCCAACCTGGATTTTTGACGAGTACTGGATACGCGAGCAATCCCGAGTTTCTAAAATTATGGACGGACCGAACTGCTATGAGTCAATTTATTCGTGGTGAAATTCAGGGACCTAGAAATGAACCATTTCAAACATGGCATCGACGTGTATATGGTCCAGGAGATCGTATGCCTGATACGTATGTAGAGCTTTTTGATCTTCAGGGATCTGGCATGCGTGAAAATACTACGAATGAACAACGATACCGAGACGCATTTGATCAAGTTGCCGGTGTAAAACGTGTTGGTGGTGGACACATATATCACGGTCTGATTACGACTGTTGGGCGAATTATACGAAAAAAAGGTGCAGGTATTTATTTCGTATATGCGTGTCGCGGAACAGTGTTTCAACACCCCGAATCACTCGAGCGTGTGTATTTACGTGGAGGTTCGACGCCAGCAAGCAATGTGAGTGGATTTATAAGACTGGAACAACTTCGTGATATTCGTCGAACTCAATTACAGGCTCATCGTAAGCGTCACATTCTTAAAGTTTGAACAGTGCAATGCCAAGTGCAAGCAGGAACGTGTCTACAAGCGTCTCGACTGGGCGCAGAATGCTGATGTGTTTTATGAGCACGGCATTCCACAGGTAACGCAGAATGAACGTCATAATCACGACGAAAAGCAAAAAAATGGTCAGCTGGTACAAGAGATCGCCGGTGTTGCGGGATGACAGGATACCGTACATTTTTTTTAATATACGTAAAGAATATAAAATGGCGGCGACGAACGTCTGTACGTCGACTGTGTTTCAGTGGTCGCCGTACGGAACGGATGGGGTGTGGCACGATAACTGTTACGACTATGCGTTCGATATGTTTAATCCACGCGCTGTAAACAAAGCGGTCCCTGGAAACTTTGCAGGCAATAAAGCTTGGGGCCTGACGTTTCGAACGTGTGATGGTATCGCAAAGCGTGTTCTAGAAGACTACCAAGGTCTGGCGTACAAACTTCCCAGAGTATCTACAAAGTGTCGTCCGGGATATTACAAAGTGATGAATTTCGTATCGCCAAACGGCGGTGATTTTCACTGGTACCGTGAGACCCGGGTCGTGCAGTACCGTGTACGACCTGGTGATACAGTCACATCGCTCGCCAAGTTTTTTCGGGTGACACAGGCAGTTATAAAATTGGCGTACCGTCGAGCATACCAGGCAAAATCAAATCAGAATGGTCGGGTCGCAACAACACCAAACGAGCTTCAGCGTCTGAACCACCTGAACGAAATGAACAAGACGGGCATTTTGCGTCCTGGAAAAGTCATGTCGCTTCCAGTTAAGTTGTGGTCGCACAAACAAGGGTTCGGTGCTGGTCCTGTGATTGTCGATGCGTCTTGGCGTACAATCACAAACCCTTTAAAGGCGGATCGTAAATACCCAGGTCTAAACTATTCAAAATTTTGTGCGGCGTATTGTGTCAAGTGTCGGGCTGGTCGGATGTTACTGGCACGTCAACGCCCGGCGGGATACGTAAACCGAGCTCGTTAAAAACCTCCGTCAAAGTTTCGTCGTTATTCACGTCAAAAAGAATATCAGTTACGAACCGAGAATCGACAAACGGATCAATTCCAAATGACGTGACGAGTGCTGACACGTTCGTCGTCATGTACGTGTGACTTGCCGTACGTCCTTCTGGAAGACGTTGGACGGATACACGAACTTTATACTGTGGTTGATCGAACGGTTCGCGACACATGGGACACGTACGAGACATACGTTTCCATCGTTCCAGACACCGAAGATGGAACGTGTGGCCACACGTGAGCGTCCGTGTTTGTCTGTTCGAAGACATGCCGTCGAGACACACGGGACATGATGCGGTCGGTGATGTGTGCAGAGAACATACCGTGTTTCCGAGGAGTGCACGACGTTTACACTGCGTTCCCTGGCGTGTTGTTGCGGCGCATTGTTCCGGCATATGATAAGCTACGAGGAAAAATTGATCTCGGTCTGCGCGATGGTGTCTGAAGACGTCGAACATCGTCTTCGAGTGAATGAATCGCGTCTTGGTATACGGTTCGAACATTCTCTTCAACTTGATTTTTAAATTCAATGAGACTATCCGAACTTTGGTCCGCGCGACACACGGGACACACATTTGACGTAACAAACCAAGACGCGATACATGGAGCGTGGAATACGTGACGACACGCTGGAAGTCTGCGTGTGTCTTTATATTGGATCGGTTCGAGACACACGGTACATGTCTGGATACGATGGATGTGACATAGAGGTCCTTTGTGGCATTTACGGCCCGACTTTGTGATGGCCGTACATGACATCTGATATACGTTCAGAAATTTCGGCTGGCGTTTTTCCGTCACACTCTATGATGTGTACGGGACACGGAAGATTACAAATCATTTTTTCGTACAAACGATCGAGATCTTTGAGATATTCGAGCGAAACGGCCGAATCACCGGTTTGGTGTCTTTGTTGAATGTGCTGAAACGCCGTCTCGGGTGATTTACGAAGATAGATGTACATGTCTGGATACCAAAAGTACTTTTCGTATGCATCTGTGTACACGCGGTGTTCTTCTGGACGGACAAGTCCCTTTTCGAGAAGGTATTCCCAAAACACGTGACGTGTACTGAGAAGACACCGTTCATATACGGTCGGTGTTGTTTCACACGACGGTCGAAGTGTCTGAAGAATTCTAAGCTGGAGCAAAAGAGCCCAGCGTGACATGTCCGTGTAAAAAAGCTCTAAAGGCCATTCGTCAAGCGGTTCACGTTTGACGGACCACCCTTTTTGGTCCAAAAGATCAAGCTGGGTCGTTTTGCCTGATCCTATATTTCCATCAATGACGATGTGATGTAGCATATTTTACGTGCGTCTGAATTTTTTAAAGTCTATGACGTGCGCGTTTTGCAGGACGTTCACCTGATGGTGGAGACCGATTTTTCCGTTTCGCATTTTTTTTCGTATGTATTTTATGAAGTTCGGCCGTCTTATATTTCAGACGGGTTCGCAGAGTACGAGAAACCATCGCGAGAGCCGCTATGTCTCGATTGGATAATTTAAAACGGTTCAAAAGTTCTTTCATTGGAATATTTTCCAAAGTTGGTTTAGTCATACTATCTACTCAGAATTTCCTTGAGTCTTCCCAAGGCCTGAGCCACACGCCGCGTTGGACGGAACGAAAATAGCCTGTGGACCATTCTCCTGGAGGTAGCGACGGTATGACAGGTTGTCCTCATAGTTGATATTCTCCTTCTTCATCACCTGGTCGTTGTACAGACGGGTCGAATCATAAATCGTAAAGCACCGGCCGTCACCCATGCCGAGACGAGTAGACATTTTACTGACGACAAAGAAAAAAAACATAGACTCTTTGTAATGACGAAAGACGATGTATGGCACGACCGTGAAGAAGAGTTCCTGGCAAAGATGGAAAAACAGTGTTTGGTATTACACACACATAACTTGAAAGACTATCATTACTATAACAAATTGTCTTCGAAATTTAACATCCCAATTCTGATTGTTTCGGCGGTGAATGCACTGACTGCCATTTGTCTCAACTCATTCATGAGTCAGGAATATGTGAGTATTCTGAACGCCGTCTTGTCCGCCGGGACTGGCGTCGTAGGTTCGATCCAGTTGTTTATGAAACTGAATGAAAAAATGACAAATGCAGTTCGGTCTTCGGTTATATTTAAAAGACTTGCTCTGAAAATTTCAAAAGAGTTGAGTATCGCACGCGAACAACGCGTCACGGAAGGTATTCCCTTTTTGGCCGAGTGTTTTTCAGAATTTAACACGGCACTCGAACAAGGAAACCCAATCGAACGTAAACTTCAAGATCATTTAGCTTTACACGGTCTTTCGGGATCGTCTCAGCCGCCTACACCAAACATTCGTAAAGTCGCTGATCAGTTATTGTCCCTCGCAGGTCGTGCCGTACCGAGAATTTCGATCGGAGGCGAGGTTGACGGCGAGGTTGTTTAGGTCCAGGACTTGACGTCACGCGCACGCAAAACACGGACCCACTCCTGGAAATCCGCCCCGAGAATAATACTTTTCTGTGGCGGCGGAACATCTGAGGTGGTTGACAATTCTTTGTTCAGAATGTCATACGCAAACACAATCTCTTGGAGAGTCTCTGCACCCGTCACGATGATTTTTCCGGTACTAAATACACTCGCAGTCACCTGTTTCATATTTGGCTTTGGCCGAAACTTGATTTTAACAGCCGAGTACCGATCTGGATTAAAAGAAACCTCGTACCTGTGACTGAGCGTATCAAACACCTCCATGAGATTGACACTCTGATTCAGAGCAAAGTTTGTGTTGATCATAACCACCTTGAACGTATCGGTCGTCATAGGCTTTTTGAAAATAGTCGAAAGTATGAATGCGAGCTGAGCACACACGCGCCGACAATCGTACAAGTCGGCACATCCGGCAACTTGGAAGGATCCGTTCGGGAACACCTTGACCGCCTTGACCGTATACGAATCCTCGTACCCAATCGTCACTTGATTATAAAACTCAGAGTCTGAGTGACGCATGGTCCACGTGTTTCCGTCGGTCAGGGCACCTTTGCGACGGATACGTACTTCCGTGTGTGCATTGAAATACTCCCGAATACGCGCAATATCAATCCGGTCCTCGAAAAAACGACACGTCATGGTTATCGTCGTAATTCGAATCCATGACGGAACGTTTTTGTATTTTTTACGAATTTCATCTAGTGTAACTATGTACTGGAACGTGTCTAGCGTCTCAGGGCCCATGATGCCACAAAGTTCTCTAAGGTCTTTCTTGGTATTTTATGGAGAACCTTCTTTATACGGTTTGATTTCACGAGAGGACACGCCACGACCTTCTTCTTTGTCGTCGTCCGACGGCGTTTCACAGCAGTACGACGTCGGTGTACGATGACGGGGTGATGGGTTTTTCTTTTTCTTACGATTGTCATTGCGATACGCGGGGCGATGTTTACACCACCCAGTTTTTTAACATTTTCGAATGTCTCACGGGGTAAGCCTGTATTGTTCATTGCACGTGGTATATTTCCGTTTGCTTGTTTGAGTGCACTCGAAGCCACCTGGATCGCCTGAGGACCACCGGCGTTTGCAACGAGTGAACGCTGGTTCGGGGTCGGTGCAACCACCTTAACACTGACTTGGGCGGGTGGTTGTGGCATGGGCATGGGCATGGGCATGGGTTGCTGTGACGGTGGTAGTGCGAGCGGAAGTGGCGGCGGCGGAGGAGGAGGGTACGACGGTGGCGGTGCGCGTCTAGGCACACCACCGGCGAGTGCGCCTATGACCGCCGGTCCGTATCGTGATGCTAAACGCTCGATATTACGACCACTTCTGGAACTGGAACTGGAAAGTCCTAAAAGTTTTTCAAGTCCACCGAGACCGGACGAAGATGTGTACCCGAGTTTCGTGTTGATCACTTTTTTAATCTGAGCATTCTTGATACCCGAATTACGTAAAAGACGTAAGGTCTCACGATTCGAATTTTCACTCAATCCTAAGATACCTTTTATGAACGCATTACGCTGAGCTTGTGAAG